GATGGCTAAAAAGCAAAGACTAATAAAAACAAACGATTATGGCCTTAGATACCAAGAAAATCATTACAGAGTGGCTACCGGAAGACCAGTACGTGAAGCAGGCTCAGGACAAAAACCAGATTGTCCTTCACCATACCGTTTCCGGTCCCGGCTACGAAGGTGATTTAAACTGGTGGAAAGATACGAAAGAACGGATTGCTACCGCCTTCCTGATTACGCGTGAGGGTGTTATCATCCAGACGTTCAGTTCTAAGTATTGGGCCAGTTCTCTTGGTATCAAAGCTGAAATGCTGAAAGCGAAAGGCTTTAAGGATTACGGTTCTCGCGGCCTTCGACTGGAAAAAGCCAACATCGGCATTGAGCTGGATAGTTGGGGAGGTCTAATCGAAGGTCCGACGGGCTGGAAGAACACAGGCGGTGGGATTATGAAGTTCGACCAAGTTATCACGTATCCAAAGCCTTACCGTGGGTTCAAGGCTTTTGAGAAGTACACCGCCACCCAGTTGGAAGCCCTCAAGGAGCTAATCGAATATCTGGCAGAAACGTACAACATACCTACAGCGTATAATCCCGATATGTTTGAGGTCTCCACCGCTGCGCTTGGGGGCAAGTCCGGAATCTGGACACACACTTCATTCAGGGCTGACAAAAATGACTGCCACCCTCAGCCGGAATTAATCGAAATGCTCAAAACATTAAAGTAACTTTAATATGACCATTACCCTAGAAGACCTGAAAGGGCTACCACTTTACGACAATGGGGAAAAACCCAAGGACGCGAAGGAGGGGGAGACCCGACCGAAAATAAACAAGGAAACGCGGGAAAAGTACGTGCCGGAACGCGGAGGTAAAAATAAAACCAGCTTTTAACATTCGTATATGAAAAAAGTATATCGTTCAAAAATGAGCTTCGATGTGGTCGCTGAACCTGCGAAGCTACAGGCCGCAACTGGTATTCAAATCGGTAAGCCTTGTACTGACAAAGCAGCTAAAGACAAACTTCTGGAAAGCTTCGGCATATTCGGAGGAAGTTCTGACAGCAATAAATTCTATTCCGACATTAAAGGAATGGACGACGTTAAACCCAAACCCGAAGATTTTGTAGAGGTTCCTTTCCGTTTATTATCTGCAACGATGGTTGGTGCTGGCAGCTGGAAAGCTTCTGACTTTTCCGACGCAAACTTATTGAAAGCCTCTACGCAGAAGCTTTCCGGCAAGCCGGTTTATAAGAACCACGACCTCGAAGTAGATAACTGGGTTGGTATGGTGAAGGAGACCAAGTGGACCGAAAGCTTCGTAAATAACGACGGTATAGCCGTTCCTGCCGGTATTGATGGTATCCTTGCCATTGATGCCAAAACCTCGCCTAAAACGGCCAGAGGCGTGTTAATGGGAGCCATTTACTCCAACTCTGTAACCGTTGAATTTGACTGGGAACCGTCTCACTCTTTCGACAAGGAAATCGACTTCCTGATGTCTTTAGGCTCGATTAGTGAGAAGGACGGTAAGATGGTTTGCCGCAAAGTTAAGGCCATTCACAACTATCACGAAAGCTCTTTAGTGTTCCTTGGAGCCGACCCTTTCGCCAAATTGATTGATAGTAAAGGAAACCTGAAAGGTATTGACGTAGGAAGCATCGAATATTCCAAGGCTAATTTATCCTACGACAAGGAAACCGACGTTGAGAAAGACGCGTACACAGGCTCAAAGACCATTAGAGGTGCTATTGGTCTGGACGCTGGCCTTTTATCTTATGCAAAATCGGTTCTATCTACCCAAGCTGAACCAGAAAATAAACCAAACCCACCAAAACCGGAACCGGAAATGAAAAAACTATTCGCCTTTATCCATGCAATGCTGCTGGCAAACAACAAAACCTTTGCTTTCACAGCTGAACAGTTTACACCAGAAAATGAAGAGGCTATCTTGGCCGAGTTCACCAAAATTATGGATGAACATAAGAAAAAAGAGGCCAACCTTACAAAAGCGACTGCGTTTGATACTGTAATCGGCCTTCCGGTGATGGAGCTGGCAGAAGACAATAAAATTACAGAAACTAAAGTTACTTTAACCGGGGAGGGCGAAAGCTTAACATTGCCGGAAAAAATGGAAGAAGAATTTGCTTTTGTTAAGAAATCCTCTTTAACCAGTTTTGCCGATAAAGTTACCGCACTTACCAAAGATGCCCAGCTTGGCCAGAATTTCCTCAAAGAACAAAGAGACGAGGCCATTCGTTTGTACAAACTATCTGCTGGAACTGCCGTATCCGAAGCTGTAGTAAACCTTATGAAGACTGCCGACGTTGAAGCCCTTAAAGGTTTACTGGCCCAGTACGGCAAGAAATCGCTGGAAACTTTCGGAGGTACTTGTAACAAATGCAATAGCACAGACATTTCGTTCCGCTCTTCCAAACCGACCGAAGAAGAAGTCAAAAAAGACGATGAAGCCTTTGCTCCTAAGTCTTTTGAGCAAATCCATAAGGAACATTCCTTAAAACCAATGCGAATTGGCCGTACTAACCAATAGCATACCGCTTTTTAACTGAAAATAAATTAAAGTAACTTTAAAGATAGACGTATGAGAACTCTTGAAGACGAGCCTAAGGTGCTTATCGAAATCGAAGAAAGCTGGGCCATCGTGTTAGGCTTTCCTACTGCTGACGCTACCATTGCACGAGGCCAGCTCGTTAAGCTAAACGCCGATGGTACAGTCTCGAAGTGTGCGGCTACTACAGACCGTCCAATCGGCCACGTAGCTTCTGCTTATAAAGGCACCGACGCAGGCAATGTCCGTGTAATGACCCATTTCGTAGCTCATTATACCAACGCCTACTCTGATGGTGTAACCGACGAAGGCCAGATGGTAGCCTGCTCCGGTGTACATACTGACGGTACTCCAAAATTCAAAGTAGCCGCTACCGGGGATTATGCCATCGGTATGGTTACTAAAGGTGGAGCAAATGCTACAGGCATTAGCGTTGGTCTGCTTCGTATGGCTCAGAAAGTTTAAACTTTCGGCTTTACAAGGTTAAATAAATTGTAAACTTACACGGATAATACAATGTCTGAAAAATTAACTTCATTTGATAAACGCACTACCGAAGTGCGGAAAGTCGTACTTGAGAATAAAGGTTTTGCCCCAAATGAGGATGAAACAGGCAAGTACCCAGCTGCCAAAAGCGAAATTATCACTAACGCCGCCGCCTTGCGCCAGAATATCCTCTTGGATATGAAGACCGCAGTTAAGCAGGTGGATAGCCTGCGCTCCGGCTCTGCCGACCGCCGAGCTGTCGATATTTCGTGGGGCGATTACGTTCACGAGAAATGGGGCTTTGCCAAGTCTGAAACCGGCCAGCCGGACAGCTTGTACTTCGCTTTAGGCATCAACCCTGCTCATGCCACGGTTGAGAGCTTAATGACGATGCCTGATTTCGACGACGGTTTCCGTTGGATTATCCCAGAAATTATCCGTGAAGCTGTACGCTCTGGCCTGCGCCGTAACCCTATTTACCCCGGTCTGATTGCCGGTGAAGAAAGTGTATCTCAGCCTACAATTACTTTACCGAACATCAAAATGTCTGACGCGATGCCGAAAAAAATCGGTGAAGCTGAGACAATTCCGACTGGTACTGTAGCTTTCGGACAAAAATCCGTAAGCTTGCAGAAAATCGGTACTGGTCTGAAACTGACCGACGAAGTTCGTATGTACGTGCCTATCAACATCTTAGGTATCTACCTTGAAGACGTTGGGGTTAAAATGAACATCGCATTGGACACAATGATGATTGACGTTTTAATCAACGGCGACGGTAACGGTAATGCAGCTCCGGTTATTGGTGTAGAAACCGTAGGTACTTGGGCTTACAAAGACCTGTTACGTGCTTGGATTAGAATGGGCCTGCTGGGTCGTATGCCGCAAGGCTTATTATCCAACGAAAACGTAGCTCTGGATATTCTGACCTTACCTGAGTTCCGTGGTTACGGTACAGGTATCGGTCCGGTAGCAGGCAATCAGATTATGTCTCCTCCACGTATCAATGTTCGTACACCGATGCCTGCCAGCCAGAACTACGATGTTCACGGTGCCATGCCGGTTGCTAACCAAGTAATGCTGGTAGATAACAATACTTCGCTGTTAAAACTGAACGCTTCGGCTCTTCGTGTTGAAAGTGAACGTATTGCAGAACGCCAAATCAATGGTACTTACGTATCGCTGGTAACAGGTTTCGCTAAGTTGTTTGAAGACGGCTCGCTTATCATTGATAAGTCTCTGGCTTACGGAACTGTCGGCTTCCCTACTTGGATGAACCCATCAGCTGTTCAAAACCAAGTCTTCAAAAGCTAGGTAATTGAACTTTTGTATCTGAGCGGCCCCTAAAAAGGCCGCTCTCGTACATTTAAATGATTAAAGTAACTTTAATTTATAAATCAACATGGCAAGAGCATTTTTTAAACTGAAAGATACAGGCACTACCTTTTATGACGTTTCACAAGCCAAAGGTCTGGTAGCAGACAGAGTAGCAGAGCTGGAACTTACCGAAAACGTACGTAAAGCCAAAAGCCGGGGTATTATCCTCGAAGTAGACGAAGCCGAAGGCAAAGAAGCCCTCGCTAAACAGGAAGAAGATTACACCGAAGCCGTTAAAGCCGCCGCGCAGAAACAAAAAGGCGAAGTAGAAGGTGAAGTAAACCTCGAAAGCGCAGACGCTAAACAAGCCATCGAAGGCGGTGTAGCCAATTTAAACGTTGGAACTATGCAGTTCAACGAAGGTGATGCCCGTACCGCTCCGGCTGGCCAGACCTCCCAGTTCAACGCTGAACAAATTCTGGATGGCAATACGCAGGAAGTTACTGACAGCCTGACAGGTTTGAACGCCGAACAGTTAAACATCCTGAAAGCTACCGAGCAGTCAGGCGATAACCGTAAAGGTGTTCTTTCGGCCATCGAAAATGAACAATCTAAATTGAAAGAAGGCGGAAAAAGTGGTGGCAAATCCAGCCTAAGCGGACTATAATCTCGTATAATATAGTCATAGTATTAGTTTTTTATAACTGCAAAAGCCCTTCGGAGATTACTCAGGAGGGCTTTTGTGTTAAACCTTGGTCTCATGGCAACAAACCACGCAACAGATAATGTGGATTTATCAATATTCGATATTGTAAAGACAAGGCTCCCCATGCTCGCAGATACGGACGATAATAAGAAGACCTTATCCATTCTTACCTACGAGCTAATGAATGAACTGGAACCGTACTTTCGTATCAGTAAAATACAAAAACTTCCAGTATTAATACCTCCGGTAGAACCGGAAGAGCCGCCTGTAGAACCACCAGCTGTTATCGAACCTCCTGTAATAGTCTATCAGGAAGTAGGAGACGAAGCTGCCTATACAGTAGCCCAGAAGTCGCTTTTGGCTGATTTAGTGGCCATCCAAGCCCTTTTCATCCTTGCTGCTGGCGGAAGTCTCGGTGAAGAAACCGGAGGCGAAGAAGGAGGTGCTACGCTGCCAGAAGGAACCTACCTCAAAATGGCTAAAGCTGGTTCTGTTCAAGTAGAGTTCGGTAAAGATGCCGGAAGTTCAACCGCAGCCGGAGAAGAAGCAAGCTCTGATATACTCCAAGGTACTTCTGCCCTTATGTCCAGATTAAAGCAGGCTGCTATCCGTAAAGGACACAACATGGGCCTTATCATAGATATTAATGGAGATAGCCCTCTGTCTGTCAATATCGCCCGTACTCCACCATTCCCTCCGTTCTACGTATCTCCTTTTAGTGAATAATTAAAGTTACTTTAATATGGCTAATACAATTCTAAGTCAGGCGCAGATAACCGAGATACGGGCTATTATCCGAACAGTAACCGACCAGTTCCATATAACGCCGATTACTTATTACCTCCGCGATGCCAGACCTGACCGATGGGGTAATAAAGCCACAGGCCAAGGAACTGAAACCGAACTGCTGGCTATGGTGGAATACCCTAGTGAGTTAAGGGATTTTGGTAAGGAAATGGAAGGGGGTATTCTGGTATCGAACTCAGTAAAAGTAACTATGAATATGGATTACCTTACTGAAAAAGGTCTGGTGAACGCAGACGACGGAACGCATATCTTTGAAGAAGGAGACTTCTTCGATACCCAAGGTAAGAGTTATAAAGTCGTCTTTGCTGGCTACGATGGACCTCTGGAGCAGAAAAACGTATTAGCTATTATAATCGGAGAGGTACGTGTATGAAAGCGCAGTTTAGAAAAGTAGGAAATTGGCAGGGTGTTCAGATGCTCGTCGGTAGCTTGAAAGTAGAAATGCAAGGAGCTTCCGAGGAAAGTCTGCGGCAGTTTGGTAAGGAAACAGAAGAAATTGTACGAGACCATATTTCTAAGCAAGATTTGGCTTGGAAGGCTCTTTCTCCGAAGTACATGGAGCAGAAAAAACGCCGTGGATGGTCTGACCTTACTTATGTTCGCACAGGCTCTTACTTCCGGTATATTAAAAGTTACATACGCCAAGGCTCTGTTTATATCGGTATTTCTCCCGGCGCACGCACCCCAGAAGGTAATTCTCTGGCCAAGATAGCTAAGGTACTGGAGTTCGGCTCCGTCCTTAAAAAGATAGCTGCCAGACCTCTCTGGAGACCTTCATTTAACGAAGCTTTCAAAAAATTCAAGTCAGATAACCGACCTGTTAAAATACTTTTAGACAGACTTAGAAGGAGATTCAAAATATGACGTATGGAGACTTAGACCGCCTGTTTTACGAGAACCTTCGTATAACGCTGGTAGCTAACGGAGTATTGCCAGACGTTACTCAATACACCGACGATGCTTCTTGGAGAGCTGCCAGAAATGACCTGACCACCTCGCTAAAGGCACAAGGCATGGAGATATTTGATATTTTCAACGTTGGCAGCGGAGACGAGAGAGGAACGATAAAGAACTCCAGATTTACGATTGGAAGAGGAAGACAGGAACGTGGTTCGTTGGCAGTAGGCCCTGAACCATACACCGAACGTATCGGAGACAAGTTCCGCGAATTGCAGCATTTGGATTTTGCCAAGGATATTATATACGAAATCCGGTGTTTGTCCAATAGCGTAGCAGAAGAAGAATATATGCTAACAATATTGGATGCTTTATTTGGACAGAGACGCTTCTTCCATCCAATAAATTCTGAGAATGTTACAACTACCGATATTGTTCTGGTCGAATGGAATGGAGGTTCTGACCTCGCCGTTACCGGAAACCAAAGGGAGTATATGTATGAGTATGTTATGAGGGATGTTTGGGTAGGCACAGAAAGAATATTACGCACCGACATTCCTATGCTGAATACTGTAGACTTCTTCGCTTATTCTGGCAGTACACCGCCATTATTACCTAACCAAACAATTAAGTACAATGAGCTACCAAACAGCTAAGGACGCGATAGACAGATACATCAGGGAGAATGGGATGGGTTCTATTACCGGCCCTGTACTCAATGATGTATTGACTATCCTTATCCGTGAAATTCCAGCAGGACCAATCGGACCGAAAGGTGCGAAAGGTGATACCGGACCTACAGGTGCAAAAGGAGACCCCGGCCTTGGAACAATAGGGCCGAAAGGTGATAAGGGCGATAAAGGAGACACAGGTCTCGATGCCATCGCCGCATGGCTGGCTCTAAATCCCGGAAAGACTATGACCGATTACGTTGTGGCTTTCCGAGGTATCCAAGGCCCAGCTGGTGTTGCAGGACCTCCCGGCCCTTCTGATATTACCAGACCATCCTTTATGGTTTCAGACGCTATGCCTGAAAACGTACAGGGAGCAGAGAACGATAGCTGGCTGTATATGCCTGACCCTGCTACAGCACTCCTTTATCAGAAATTAAACGCCACTTGGACGTTAATATACGAGTTCGGAGGTGGTGGGGGAGGAACTGTAGGTATCTTCGTAACCAACGTAACCGCCGCAGCAGGACAGGTAGTGAATAAAACCTATGCCGCCAATACTGTTCCGGCCAATCAGGTCGTGGAAAGTATCTTCTCAGATACCAGAGACCTGACCGTTACTGCCGAATGGGATGCTCCCGCCGACGACTGGAATGGAAGCTTAAAGATTGCTGGCTCAGATGTTCCTCTTGGCAATATTGTCCGTCTGGGTGAGACCAGACGTTTCAGAGCTACCCACAGTATCACGCTGGATGTTGAAGCAGAAACACTACAGATTGTACAACCAGAAAGCGGAAAAACTATAAATGTTCCTGTAACGATGGCCGCAGCTCCTCCAGTAATAACCGATATTACGTTCGGGGCCTTACCCGCAGGCCAGACCGAGCTAAAGGCTGGCGATACGATTCAAGTTACTTTAATCACCGACATTGATGCAAGTGGATTTGAAGTAAGAGACTTCGGAGCTTTAATCTACCAGAACGTTACTGCTGACATCACCTCAGGCAGTCCATACACATTTACAGCCACAGTAGCTAACCGTGGCACGACTTTACAGGACTTACCCGCACGAATACGCGCCAAAAGCACAACTGGCAGCTGGGGGCCTGATTTCACCTCTACCGATACTGTTCCCCTGAATAACCGATACCCTTCAATCGCTTTCGGGAGTGTCGGTTATCCGGGAGGACAACAAGCTTTGAAGAACTCAGAAGTAGCCGTTATACCATTTACCGCGAGCGACTATGACAGTCTGACAGCAAGCTCTCCAAATTCCGAGCTTAATCCTGTCATAGTTGGCGGAACTATCGAAGCTACCCGCATAGCCGGAAACTACAACATTACTACTAATAACCTGAGGATGATTGCTGTTCGGGATGAGAACGGAGCAGTAACAACTATTAATGGCCTTGTGAAGATTGCACACGCAGCACCAAGCATATCTTTGGCTGTTCCGTCCGCTCGCCTGCGCTCAGGAGGTAACATAGGCACCAGTTCTCAGAACCATACCGTTACGCTGACCTCTGACCAGCAACTTATTATCGCTCCGGTAATCACAGCCGATAAAGGAACGCTGGTAAGCACAATGGCAGGAGGTCCGGCAGTCTGGACACAGAGTTTAAACATACACGATAACGATGCAAAGGGAGCAGGAACATTTGGTCTTACGACTGCCTACAATTTGGCTAACGTTCCGGCTGTAGGGATTGCTGCCGGAGCTTCCTACACCGTCGGAGGTTATGTATTAAGAGTAGTTACCGCCATACCTGCTTTTAGCTCGTTAATAAGCGTAGGAACGACGATTGTGGACCCAACCAAGGTGTACGCCCAGTTCCTCGCAAACGTGCTTACATACGAGAGTGGAAGTACCCCTTCTGCTATGGACAAATTCGCAGTAGTAGCACCAGATAAAATTAAGTTGCACCCAGACCAAGCGAACTTGAACGCTTCCGGTACTGGAGCATTAACTACAGAGGAGGCAGTATAAGATGGCATTACAGGACGACTTAAATACCATAAAAGCCCAGCTGAACGCTGAGTTCCCGCTCCGGCAGATTGTAGCAGTACAAACTGCCGTTCCTGTTGCTGAGCTTGCGCCTACAGGTTCGTACATTATCCAGTTTGTCGAAGGAGATTTAGAAGCTGACCCCGTTGTTCCGCACACATTCATACGCTATGAGAACGCAGGAACTTTATTAGAACCAGTCTGGAAAAAAGCAGGTGGAGCAGTTGTGAAGGACTTAGACCTTATGGCTAATCGTGCTTCGCTGCTTAAATCTGACCTGACGCGTACATATTATCCAGACCATATAGAGGCATTGGCCGAAGCCGTGGATGGTGATACCTTAATTCTTCCTGCCCCTGTCGTAACGAATACAGCTGGAGGTGCAGGTTCCCTTGGTGCGATTGATTTACCTCCGGGAATATCAGTTCAAACAAACGGTTTTCAGATAGGTAGTGATACCTCAACTGGCGACCGTATGACTATCCGAGGTGGTAAAGGTACGATTATTGGTAACGGTTCTCTCGTACGAATGGTAGGTGCTGGAGGTGGTTGGGGACTTGGTTCATACTGGGTAGTTTCACCAAGCGGAGTACCAATCGACTACCGTGTTCAGGACTTAAACTTCCACGCAAGTTCAGGTTCTTGTACTGCATTAATGGGTATTGATTCCAAGTATCGCTTCGTAAACTGTAACATATTGCAAGAAGGTGGAGGTATTGCCGTCCGTATGGGATGGGGTACAACTACTTATTTAACAATGGAAAATTGTACTGTTCGCCATATAGGAACAGACAGAGTATTCAATTTAGATAAAGGCTCACATATTTTTAGAAATTGCACATTCATTTATGAAAACACAAGCTATTCACTTTTCCAGAATGGCACTACTGCATATTTTATAAACTGCCAGTTCCTTTGCGTAAACCGCACCGCTACAACTCCACCAATACAATTCAATGGTACACCTACCTGTACAGCTATTTTCGAGGACTGCGAGATTATCAGTAATACTCCAATCGCTATAGGTAAATATTCGGCAGGGGATGTAGGAGCCGTAACTCTACGAGGAAAGACGGTTGTTAAAGGCGTGATTGAAGCAGGTATTACTGTAACTGATGAGCTATGGCTTCCTTGGGGTTCTGATATTGGATTAGTAAAATCAAATCGGGCTTCATTAATTAAAGCTGATTTATCAAGAGCTTATTACGCCGACGCAAAAACGGCATTAGCAGCGTCAGTTTCCGGTGATACATTAGTTTTACCTGCCCCGGCAACTGTTGAAGGGCTTAATATTAATGATGCACAAATAAATTTACCTAATGGGGTTTCATTGCAAACGAATGGATTTCAAATAGGTACTGAAACAACTATTGGTGATGCCATTACAACGCATAATGGCAAATCAAACATTGTAGGTAACGGTTCTTTTGTTCGGGTAAATGTAAACAACGGCGCATGGGCTATTGGCGGTGGTGGCGATGCTACAGCCAATGTACGTTTTCAGGATATGAACATTCACGTTTCTGGTGGTGCAGCCGGAATTATATTGTTCCCTGCCGGTGGAAAGTTTGAATTTTATAACATGACTGCCAAAGGAAGTGTCGGCGGAACTTCGGGAACGCAAGGTAATGGTATGCTTGTCAGAATAGGATGGAATAGTGCTGTAATAGCTACTTTCTACAATAGTACCTTCCATAAATTACCGGGAACGAGTAGTAATTTGCTTAGTATAGCCTATGGTATCGGAACATTTTATAACTGTACGTTTATTACGGAAAGTGATGCTTTTATTGATTTGTATGGTGGTAGTGCTACATTTGTAAATTGTACTTTCCTAACACCGAATAGAACGTCGGCAGTAAAGCTTATAAAACTAGGCTCTACTTTGCCTGCTACTGTAACCTTCGAGGATTGCACGATTGATTGCAACACTCCGATAGCTATCTATAGAGACCCTGCCAGTACCGCCCAACATACGCTGAACCTGAAAGGCATGACCGTTATTAAAGGCGATATTGACCCTACAGGCATAACAATAAACGATACCCGTTCTAACCCTTACGTTAAGGATGTAATCTTCACAGATATTTCGCCGGAACTGAATACGAACGTGGATACTTATTACGATACGTTCTATAAAGTTAAAGTAACTTTAATCTCCGACGACTACCCGCAGCTTATCTCTGGCCTGACCTACGGAGTGAGAATTGACGGAACTACCGATATTCCAAAAGCCAATATAACCGAAGTAAATGACTGGATAACTGCAAACGCTCCGACAGGAACGAAGTATTGGATTAGAAGATACCTTACACCCGATACATCCAAAGGCTTAGGCCCAGTCCAAGTATCCAGTAACTACTATAAAAGATAAAGCCTATGTCCAGAAGAAGACCAAGACGGATTAATCTGAAATATGGGTTATTAGTTGATACCAAGAATAAAAGGCATAACCCGACCATTTTTAACGATGGCCGTTGGTCGTTTATGGAAGACGCGTTAAGAACAGGTAGTTTATTTTTGCGATTTACAATAATTGATAAGAGCGTAGTTTCGCCGGATAATACTTATATCACGATTGTTGGCGACCAATTAACAGGCGGAAATTTAAAAGGATTTGCGATTGCGATATGGAAGCCCGGAAATGGTTTGGTAATAATTAATTCAAACGATGCGGGAAGTTATTATCGGTTTGATGCACCGTTGCCGGATTTTCAGGTGGGAATTTCCTATACGTTAGCAATAGTAAAAGCAGGGAAAATATACCGACCTTATTTTAAAGCTGTTCCCATTATTAATTTAACTACGACTTTCGATGTTGGTTCCCTTAACGGGTTTTCAACAACACAGCCGATTACTTTTGGCGTGGGCGGTTTATCGGATTCAAGCACTTTACAAAAACAAGTTGTTATCTTAGAAGAAGTTATAGCATTTTCAGGAATTGAAATAGACCGGAAAGATGGCGCGGAATACTTTGACGACATTCAGAGTATGGAAGAATTAGGTAACTTCGTACCGCCCCGATTACATCCTTATGTTATAGCGCATTACCCGATGCAGGAAACTACTCCTGCAAGCCAGAGCGAGAAGGTTTCTGTAGTGCCATCCGCTTATCAGATGTCGCTGTGGGGTCTTAATACCAAGCCAGCCTTTACCTTTGTACAGGATGCAGACGGGATGAAGGTAATAAACACCGGAACCATTGCAGCCAATACAATGTCGTCAGGCTCATGGTACAAGTATAACCTTCCTGAAAATCAAGGCAAATGGATATTAGAGGTAGACGTTGAAAAAACCAGCACGAACCCTTACGATTCGATAGGATTTTTCTTCAACTACTATGAAGGCGGTCCGGGGGTTAGTAAATCCACCACAGGAAGGGAGACATTGAAAAGCAGTTTCGATAGTGCCCTTAATACTCAGTTCTTTTGTGAGTTCAGTATGTGGGCTACTTCCGGCTCGGAAGATAGGATACCAGACAATTTAGGCTTCAAGATTTATAGTATCATACTGTATCGAGCCAGCGACCTGCTACCTAGCAACAGCGGCCTGTTCTGCCACGACGCAGTAGAGCAATACAACTACGCAAAAACCAGAAGCCCAGAAATTATTGCAGACCCTTATTTTAAGAATGAAAATTTAACGAATTGGACTAAAACCGAACCGCCGGGGAATAGTGTTAATTTCTTACCCGAAGGCGGTGTAAGATTAGTGGGGGATGTAGGCTCCTCTTTAGAATACCATATTTATCCGGAGGCAGACATTGATTTACACAACGGAGGTAGTTTTGAAGCTACTATTGATGCCGTTTATGAAGCAAGCCCTTATGGTGTATCACAAGGAATTTTTACTTGGTATGATGGCAATGTTACTTCGATGTTAAGCTATTTCTACCAAGGAAAAACTACTATTAGGATAGATAACGGGATTGCTCACCGTTTTTCAATAAGAAATAATACAGGCGGTTCTTTACTTGTAAAAAGTTTTTCCCTAAAACAGATACAAGGTACTGTACAAATGGGTTCTGATGGGGAACAGTATGGTGGCTGGAATGTTGTAGCAAGCAATAAAGGATTAGGCCCATTTTATTGGCAGACTTGGGAAGTAGGAGCAACGGCAGAAAAGGTGTTTCCTATTTTTGCTCCTGCCATTATTCGTTTAGGCAACTACCGCATCAACGAAGGCATCACATGGAAATTAGAATTGTTTAACGATACTACAGGCGAACTTGCCTCCACGCAAACTTTTACTGAAACCGCGTCAGGATTTGCAGAGGGTAAGGTTTTTGACCTTAAAGTAAACACCGGAAAATGGAGAGTTAAGATAACAATACTTGACTTCACAATGAGTGGAACAAGCGGATTTGACCCGTGGTTTCTTCATAGAAGTGATGAAATTATTCCTGTTGGTTATAAAGCCAACCCGATACACCTATTAGGTTATCAAGGTTCGTCCGATATTTTGGCACACAGACTTGCCAGTGATTCAGGTTCCTCATGGTCTTATGATGCTGCAACCGACACGCTCACGCAGGCAGCGATGTCTACGGGAAGTGGTTCGGAATATGGACATTTTGAACTTACAGAGCAACTTGTGGATGATGAACTTTATTGCCTGAGCTTCATCTGTACGCAGAGGGATAACGCTCCGGTACTGTTCCTGAAAGCCGGTGGTTCTTATAACGAAACCGCAGGTGTGGTATTAGGTGAGAATAAATGCTATTTCCTTGGCAGGTCGCATTGGCAAAACCCACAGCGGATTGCGTTTATGAACAACAGTACACCTACACTTGGATTTTCAGCTCACTCATTTAAGCTAGAAAAGACAGCACAAACTAACCGTTGCGATATTTACAGTAAGAAGTTAGTTTATCCAAAAGTTAAATTTAAGGACCCAGCCAAATATATAGAATACCCTTCTAATATCACAAGTTGGATTAACCCAGTTAATGCTAACAACCTGACCCACATCTTTGAGTTCAGTGCAGCTAAAGTGGGGCAATTAACTTGGCTTTATGTAAACAATGCTTTAGGTATATGTCTTGTCGATTTAAGTACGATAGGATATTCCGGATTAGCTAATGACATGGCTATTGTAGCAAGGATTTACAATAGCCAAATCGGACCAACGAGTATGGCTATCGCTAATTTAGGTGTCGGAACTTCAATTGGTAATACCAGACTTATTGTTACGTGGGATAATACTGGCGGACAAAAAGCATTGAAAGTGGCTGTAAATGGTAAAGTTTTAGCAACATCCATAGATTCCAATAATACAACGTTGCAAGATTTTAGCATCGTTGCCTACTTATTTCAGGTAGGTACAGGTAGTGAAGTGGAAGGTGCAGCTTTTCAGGTATTTAACCGCGTATTCACAGATGCGGAGATTGCGCTTTGGGGAACCTACGGAGCAGTAATTACAGATAGCAACCTTATAGAATACGGACAATTCACACATCTTATAGCTAGTAAGTTCTCTGGGACTTTAGTGGAAACAGGGTATCTTGCTATTACAGCCAACTATAAAGGTTTTACGCAAGAAGAACTTCGCAACGCAGTAGTAGAACCGGATGGATATTTGCCAGTTGTAAGAAACGGGTATAAGTTTCGTGCAGGTTCAAATGGTAGTTCGGCTTGGAATGGTGGAGACACGCAAGCAGTAGCACCTCCTACCTTCGACGTTTCAAGAGGTTATTCCATCATGGCCAGCTTTATTTGGCATAGTGGGAATGCTATGCCAAGTAGCACTTTATTAAAGATGTGGGTTTATGCTGATGGTACGATTGACTTACAGCCACATGATGCAAATTCAAACCAACACATAACTGGAACTGAAAAAGTAGTTGCAGGTCAGATAACTACCATTATCGGAACAGTTTCAGCAACAGGGCAAAAAGAACTCTATTTGGATGGCCGAAAAATTACTGCCGCTAATTTAGGGTTGGCAGGAATGAACCCGTTCTTTACTGGTTGGAATTTTGCAGATATAGCAGGTGTAGGGCAGTCGTCAAATATAACCTTTATTGCTCACGGACTTTGGGAGCGTCCGCTGGAACACCGCGAAGTTGCGGAGCTACACGCAAACGGAGAAATTAAACCTCCTACCGTTGCTATACAGAATAGATTGTACGGCTATTGGAACGCTAACCAACTTGGTACTTACGGCTCTTACAGAGTATTTCAAAGCCTTGCTGGTAGAAGCGGAATGAATTTCGCACTTGTAGGTGCAACCGCTGACGAATTAAACCCATCCCATGCGGATTACGCGGTTTATTCATTAGATGAATTGAGAAAAGTTCCCGGTACAGAACTAACCCACGTAACGGGCAAGCATACGGTTGTAGATTTTGGTTCTATAAGTTCATTCGCACAGCTGAACCAAACCATCCCGAATAAGGTGGATGTGCTACGAGATTTAAGCAGCAACGGCAGATTGGCTATTTCTAGTTCTGACCAAGGAGGACAGTACGCTACGCATCCTGACGTTGCCGGAATGGTAGTTACATCCAAAGGAAGTGTTACAATGTGGTACAGCTTTAACGGAATACCTGCCGACTGGATGATGCTTTACGATGGCAGACCTATGAGCCTGTACATAGTATTCGCGGTGCAGGAAGTTGTCGCAAACTATGATACCAGTATAATCTACACAAGCACAGGAGGTATTCAGACTGGTTTTTATCTTGGTTCTCCGTATTCAGACCGCACAAGACTGTACGGTTTTTTAAGGGCGTGGAACGGAGCAGGCGGTGTAGACAACCCATCCTCTGCTGGAACAGATTTTGTAGAAGCAGGATATAGTTTTCCCGGCGTACTTACTCCCGGCAAGATGTGTAAGTTCGAGATATTCTCTCGCGGGAAGAACTATGTCGGAGCAGACGACTTGGAAATATTAATAGATAACGTGAAGAAAACAGGCTGGGAAACCTCACCATTTACTAACTTGATAGGCGTTCCGTCTATTGTGCCGAACGTGTACGGGCCTGTAAAAACCATGCAGATAGCCTCTGCGCAGCAAGTTAATACCGACTTCGCGTTTCTTGCCTTAATTGACCACACAGGAAAGACTGATGCACAGATAGCAAAAGACCGAGCTGCCGTAGATGCTTTAATTTACTCAAGGATTAAAAAGTAAAAGATATGGAAACGAAACTATTAAAACTAGAAGCGCAGGGCTATCCTGAAATACTGGTCGGAGCAGATAAAGGAAAGTTCGGAGTTGGTCGTGGCCATTTCGTACTGATGAAAAAAGGAGACGAAATACAGTTCAACTATATCCTTGGAGTAGGCAGAACGAACGATGTCTGGAAGTCCATTACGATGCTCTGGGTACAGGGCGTTATCGTAGCCAAGGCTGGTAACATCGAACTGAAACCGCTGCCGGAATACTTCGATGCCGAGGGAACCATCCTGCCGGAATACGTGGAGAAAGTATCAAATGCCCAGAAAGAAAGCACTTCCGATGGAAAGCTACCGAACGGAGTTTATGCCTACGATTATTTCTACGACCTTCCCGGCACAGACCGCAGCGGAGTAGTTCTGTACGGTATCGCCGTAGATAGATTTTTCGCCGAGCAATTCAAAGGTATCCATATTCTGAAAGTAACCGCACAAGGCTTTGAGTTCATCCAGCCCGTAACTGCCGATAAGTATTACGAAACATTAGAAGAAGCCCCGTTTAAATATCAGGTTACTATTAACCCGATTGATGGAGTAGAGCCTTTCGAGTTCTCCAGCGATAACGAAACCTACTCGCCCATGAATGTATTTGCCTTTGAAGAACCTATTGATGCCGTAGTGTATGTTAGAGACGACGCCGGAACAGTTACGCAGCTCGATATTAAGTCTACCGACTGGAACAACGATATTCTGCCACAACCCCCAGCCCCCATCGTGTAAGATTATCCGAGCAGCCCTCGGTTCCGTATATGACCATACCGTAATGGTAATCTGGAAGCGTGGCGTTCCGAGGATAGCAGAAGCTACGTGGGGAAAACGCATTGGAGATTACGACTTCGACGAGTGGCTGAGCAAACGCTTGGATAACACCTTCGGAGTTTCCATACCAGACTGCGTTATAGAGGACTACTCCATAACCAAACATTATGGAAAACGTTATGATGGTATCAGCGTAGTGGCTTGGTTTCCAATATACCGCACTACAGGAATATGGTTAGGTCGGGTAAACGATAAAGCTTCCAAAGTTTTGTTCTGTTTCGAGTTTACCGCATTGGTCAGAGGATTAGGTGGTAAATGGTGGCGAATGGTTCCTCAGAATTTCCCTGAGTATGGATTAAAGTAACTTTAATAACTGCCGATTAAAGTAACTTTAATCCGTATTCAGGGTAAAATAATTAAATAATATTGTTCGGATTTGTAACGAAAAAAGACTGTTATATGAAATTTGTAGGATTAGCCAGAACAGAAACAGAAGTAGTAAACCTATCACAAACTTCTCCTAGCGGCCTTAAAGGTATTGCCGGAGTTATAGGTGTTACTGAGTTCGGAGAACCGAACAAGCCTAAGCTCATCGGCTCTTGGATAGAGTATCAACGCAATTTTGGAGGTCTCCTTCCAGATAGCCAGTTTCCATATTTATGTAAGCGAGCCTTGGACGGAGGCGCACGACTTCGAATTTCGCCGGTAGGTCATTATACCGATATTGCAGACCCGACCACCTTGGAAGGTGCTAAAGCTACAGGCACCCTTATTGATGGGGCTGATAGAGCAGTAATCAACGCAGTATGGACAGGTGAAGCAGGTAATAAAATTACCGTAACAACTGTAGATGCTGCCAACGGTGTACCTGACCAAGTAGATATGGTTATAGAAGTTGCAGGCTTCGCCGGAGAAGTGGATTTAACCCAGAGAGTTTATAACATTCCTTCGGCCCCTACCGCAGAGGAAAAATCACAACTCAACGCAGGATTGAAACTAATCCAGTTAGGTGCTATCACAAACCTCATCCCTGTAGCAACTATCACTCTTGCCGGAGGTGCCAGAGACATTACCGACATCGTTAGCCAAGATTATATTGGCGATGCTGCTAGTTCTACTGGTTTACATTCATTTGACAACTTCCCAGACATTCGCTATGTTGCCGTACCTGAGAAAGCTATGCCAGCCATTGACATCGCTATCTCGGAATATGTTACGCTGCGCAAAGGCACATTTGGAGTAGTTCGCACGCCTGTAGGTATTGATGGCGTTACGGCTACTGACTACCGTTATGGCCGTGGTGTTTATTCACATCAGGCCATCGACAACTGGAGAATGTTAATGACATTTGGCGGCTTGAAAGCTGTCCACCCTCGTACTTTGGAGCTGGAAGAAATTACAGAGATTGCTGATATGCTTGCGTTATTTACACGTAAGGACAGCAACAACTACGAATGGATTACATTCGCCGGTCCAAAACGAGGTAAAATCACGAACGCTCAGGATGTTGTGTACAATCTGTACAGCCCTGCCCGTTCGCTAGAAGCTGCGCAGGTTGATATGGCAGGCATCAATCCTGTTATTAACCACGAAGCTTTCGGTGTAGTTGCTTGGGGTAACGGAACTCTCCACATGGCCGACGACCTCCTGAAACACGCCAACGTTGCGGCTTTGGTCCTCCTGCTGGAGAAAGACCTTCCTCGCATCATCCAAACCGAACTGTTTGAGCCGAACGATATTGAAACATGGAAAGGCATTTACCTTCGGGTAAAACCATACATGGAAGATATTGAAAGCAACCGTGGTGTATGGAAATGGAAGTACGAAGGCGACCAAGACATCGACAACATTTCCGAAGCTACTGTTAATGAGCCTGCCAACATCGACGTAGGCGGCTATAAATTCCGTCTCTGGATTGCTCCTAAAGTGGGCATGAAGTATATCGGAATTGAAATAGGAGTTACCAATTCCAACGTCGAGTTCAATCTTATTCAAGGATAATTAAAGTAACTTTAATATGACTAAAGTAGCAAACGCTCGTAAGGTGTTTAAATTCGTAATCGAGATTGCGGGTGTAAACCAATTTGAAGTGCAGAAGGTAACAAGACCTGATATTGAAGTAGAAGTAACCCCTCACGGCGATACCAACCACGACGTTAAAACTGCTGGTCGTGTTAAAGTGGGTGAAATGACTTTCGAGAAAATCAAGCCGCTGACCTCTGACCGTTTTATCTGGGACTGGCTTATCTCCGCTCAGAACGTTGTTCTCGGCACAGGCGGTACTGCGGTAATGTACAAACGTACCGTAATCGTTAAAGAGATTCACCCAACCACAAATGCTACTATTAACCGCTGGGTGTATGGTGGAGTATGGTGCAGCAAGTGTTCTGAAAGCGCACTTGACCGCATGAGTTCTGACAACATTATACAAACAGCGACGTTACAAGTAGACGTACCTGAATTTTTCGAAGGGTAACAAAGATAATGTAGGTGTAAACTTTTGTTTATTCTTATGTTTTTGGGCAGGGGAGCGGACGGTGGGAGAGGCCGTTCGCTCTTCCTGTTTAAAGCCTTTGTTATGTTCGATTTATGTTTAACCCAAAAACATATATTATGAACACTACAACTTTTAAGCTGCCTTCGGGCATCGAATGTGAGGTCGGTGAAATGACCGGCTTGCACCAACGTTTATTGACAGAACAGAAAGGTAAGAAGCTGGGGGATAACCTCAACGAAATGCTTGCCTCCCTTCTGGTCCGTGTAGGAAGCACTAACGGACCTTTCAAAGTAGACTTCGTTCAGAGGATGCTGTCTGCTGACCGCCGTACCGCTCTGGCTCAGGCTCGTATGTTCTCCGTTCCAGACGAAGAGCCGGAAGAAGGAGAAGAAAAAGGAAAACGTAATTTCAACTTTACTTGGAAGTACATGGACCACTCCGGCAACGAGCAGGAACTACCTAAGACCGTAGACTTATCAGAAGGCTTCCCAATCAAACCTTTTCCTAGCCAATGGAACGAGTACGACCACATCGAACGTGATGTACTCGTTAATCTGGAGGGTTGTGGAAAGACCGTCAAATTCTCGCTTCTGGACGGACTTGGTGAGCTGATACTCGCTAATACCAAAAAGGATGAAAGAAGCTCCCACACGGCTATATTGATGCGAAACCCATGCTTTATGACCAAGACCAGTAATGATACTGTTCCTATTAGAATGGGTGTCCGCGACTTAGATAATTTATCGCTTCGGGATATTGAAAAATTACGTAAAGCTATCAAGGAAGCCGAAGGCCGCATTGATACGGAGATACGATTTGAACATCCTGACGCGGAGCGACTTCCTAAACATGAGAAATGGGTGATAGTTGATTTGCTGGACGTACTGGCTTTTTTCTTCCCTTCGGAGGCGATATAGACGAACAATATATGTACCTCACATACGATACGGGCCTCAAATTCACGCTAACCGAATTTGAGGCCCTATCTCTCCGAAGGATAACAAAGTACATGGATATGATGGAAAAGCAACGAGCCAGAGAACACGATGAAATAGAAAAAGCTAAACACAAACATTAAAGTTACTTTAATATGTTAGGAACATTCTCAGGCGGCGGATTAGGTTTCGGAGTTGCTTTCTCGCTCTACGATGATTTTACGAATACTGCTTCTCGTATCGAAAGTAGTTTGAAAAGTCTTGGTATTGCAGGTCAAGCTACTATGGACAAAATGAACCAAGCCCAGAACCAGATGGCTGTCGGAGCCGGAATGATGGCTGTCGGACTTGCTACTCTTGTTCCTGTTGGAATGGGTGTTAAAATCGCTGGGGAGTTCGAGCAAGCCAGATTAGGTCTCCAGACCTTACTTGGTTCCAAAGAAGCCGCCGAAGAAATGTTCAAAGGCATTAAGGAGGACGCTGCTACGTCCTCTTTTGATGTTGAGAGTATGTTAAAAGTAAATAGGGCCTTAGTATCTACAGGTCTCGGTGCTGAGAAAGCCAGAGCAGATGCCATGAATTTGGCCAACGCTGTTGCAGCCGTAGGCGGTACTAATGACCACTTACAACGCATGGCCATCAACTTACAACAAATCCGAAACATCGGTAAAGCTAACGGTCTGGATATTAAGCAGTTCGGTTATGCTGGTATCAACATCTACAAGTTACTTGAAGAAACTATGGGTCTCAATGTAGACCAGCTTCAAAAGATGGACATTACTTATGAGCAAATCACCGCTGCTCTGGAACACGCCGCAGCAGCAGGAGGTATGTATCACGGTGCTTTAAAACTGCAAGCCGAGAGTATCTTAGGTATGTTAGAGCAGGTCTATGACCGTATTAAGTATGCCGGAGCCGCCATCGGGGATGCTGTTATGCCGGTAGTTCGACCCGCGATGGAAATGCTTATAAAGTTTTTCGAATCTCTGGCCGCGTTTGCTGAGACCGATTTTGGTCGCGGTATAATTCAGCTCATAACAGCCTTAGCTGTTCTCCTTACTGTCCTCGGTTCTATAATAGTAGTATTAAACCTTGCCAGAATTGCAGCTTTCAGAACTGCCATAGCTTTTTCAAAAGTTGTTCAGGAACAAATACTTGTAGCGTTAGAAGCAGGTCAAATAGGACTTGCATGGAAAATTATAGGCGCACAAGCTGTGAAAGCGGTACAAGCTTTTCTCCCTCTTGCTGCTACCATAGCTGCTGTAACTGGTTATTTCTATTTAGCTTATAAAGCTATTATGAGTACCGATAATAGTATGCAGCATCTTGGCTTTGCTATGCTGGCTCTGTTTGGTCCTATCGGATGGATTGTAGGAGGTATCATAGGTCTTGTAAGAGGTTTCAGAGACTTCGATGCTTTACTGGACGGAACCGGAGAGCGTATGAAAGGTATTACCGGATGGTTCCAGCAACTCGCCGGAGTTATCCGAGGTGTACAAATGGCTTTCCAGTATTGGGATATTGCCGGAGAAGGAACGTTTGCATGGACACAGGAAATGGAAACTGCTCTGGACCGGATGGGAATTAAAGAATTTGTAATTTCCCTCATTACTTGGATTGCCAGAATAGAAGCTTTATTCAAAGGCATAGCAGAAGGTTTCATGCTTGTAATGACCACGATTTCAGGAATAGGTTTAGCCATCGTTAATGCCTTTTTACCTGCTAATCAAGAAGTTGCAAGTTGGGATGAATTACTAAACCGCAATAAGGCTACCCTACAAAGCTGGAAAGAGATAGGTCTGGTAATCGGTGCGTCGCTAGGAGTTCTGATAGTAGCCTTAACTATTAAGTTTGTTGCTATGGGTGCTGCTGCCTTGTTTGCGTTCTGGCCAGTTATCCTTACTGTTGCCTTAGTTGTACTTGCTATCGCTGGGCTTGTCGTAGCTGTGCAAGTTCTGGCCCTGACTTGGGAATGGCTAAAAACCAAATCTGAGCCGACGTTAAAGAGCATGGACGATGGAATTAACAAATGGAACGCCGACGTAACAAAATCCGCACAAGATTTTGAGAGGAACATGGGCGAAGCCTTCTCTTCTGTTGGAACAGGTTTTGGCCAGATGTTCGATTACTTAGGAGAAGAACTTGGCACACTTGGACCGAGAGCGTACCAATGGGGTGCTGATTTCTTTACTCAGTTTTTCTTAGGTATTCAATCTATCTGGCATAATATTACCGGATGGCTTGCTGACCAGATAAACGAAAGTCCTATCGGTTCCCTGATGGAAAAAGTTGGTATAGGTAAGTTCGTAGGTTCGAGTGGTGTCAGTTCTGAAATTAGTTCCGGTAAGAAAAACAAAGCCGAAGCAGGAATGGCTGGTATGGCCGCAGGTAAAGGTAATATGTACGATATGTTTAATATGTATTCCCAGCCTGCCGCAGCTGCGAGCCAACCGACAACTGTTAATCTGGTCGTTGATAACGAAGTGATGTACTCGAAAATGTTTGACCTTATGGCTGTGAAGGAGGCTAGGAAATAATGAAACACGTAGATTTAAACAATATCGGTCTTAACACTACTCAGGGTAGGCTTTATATCATTACTGAAAAAACGCTGGAGAAACTGGAGATACAATTCATACCGCCCTCTATAGAGATACAGCGGAACGCTAATTATTCTGTTATCCAGATTGTTGGCCGGAACACTCCACAGTACCAGTTCTTAGGCGGTGAAACCCGTATGCCATTAACGCTGGACTTCTACGCCGACGACGATGCCAGAAGGGATGTTGAACTGAAATGCAAATGGCTCGAAGCCCTCTGCGCCTATGACGGAAAGAAGCCAGTACAACGCGTTAAGCTCATCTTCGGAGACCTGTTCAAAGAAGAAATGTGGGTAGTCCAGAGCGTTAAATATTCTTTCAAACTATTCGACCGAGTATATGGGTTTAGACCGCGTTTAGGAACCGCTGAGCTATCTTTAGGACTTGACCCTACTACTAACCTTACTTGGGCCGATATACGCCGTGAGGAGTACGACCAATGGGATGCAGTAGCGAGCGGACCGAAACGACAAGACGAAAACGGTAATTGGGTTCCCGGAGGTTCACAGCTACCGCCAGAGACGGACGAACCTTGGTATAAAAAATGGGGGAGCAGCCTATGAATACTGATATAGAAATCGAAGTAGCACCGAATAACCTGTACCGAACTGGTGTTTTAATATCTTATCCTGACCAGAGCGAATACGCTTTGATGCGGCAAAAGATAGAAACTGTCGGAACGTTGGAAGACGAGTACCATACCGTTACAGTAAATGACCGTCTGGATACGATAGCTTGGAAATATTACAAAGATATTGTAGAAGATTCCAGTAAGTTCTGGTGGATAATAGCGGACGTAAATAATATCTATGACCCGTTCGATTTAAGCGGTCTGGTTGGAAAGACAATCTTGATACCTGATATTTTAAATATACTGATTGAGTTATGAGTACGACCCCGTTCTATAAGGTTTTCATGGGAGGTAAGAATAAGAAGGACATAACCGAATATGTTTCTTCTGTTTCTTATGAAGACAGTATGGAGGAAGACAGCCAAGTTGAAATAAATATCCATAAGGATAAGGTTATGGAACTCCTGAACGACGACAGGATAAACGAAGGAACAGTCATTAATTTCCAGTTCGGCTATTACTCCGGCGTAATATCTAAAGTCCATACAGCTTTTATGAAGGACATAGATGTTAATTATTCTCAGAATGGAGTTACCCTTACGATACGAGCGTTGGATAAGGGAAATGATATGAAGAAAAGCAGTAGCGCGAAAGTCTGGCAAGGTAAAACCACTTCCGAGATTGCTTATGAGATAGCCAAGTATTACAAGCTCAAAACTGCTATTACCAAGACCACTACTCCGTGGCCGGACGAAGCCCAAGGCAATAAATCAGATATGGACTTCCTTCGTTATCTGGCGAGCCGTGAGGAAGATGGAGACTTCGTAGCGTACATCAGGAACAACACCTTATACCTTAAACATCGAGACCTTAAACAGAAAAGTATCAAGACCTTTACTTGGGGCGCAGGCGACCCCGGTGAGGTTATTTCTTTTGCCCCTAAGTGGAGAGAAAGTACCAAAAAAGCCGAAGCAGGAACAACCATTGCTAACGGTGCCGTTGCCAATAACGCAATGCCTAATAATTATATCCTCGGTATGTTGTACAACAAAGTTACAGGTAACTTGATAAACGCGGGGGGACATATAACATCGAAAGGAACGTATGAGCAACAGCCTAATCCGAATGTTACGACAAACGGAATATGGAATGGACGACCTCAGTTCGGCCCGTCTGACCCCGGCAAATTTGTTCTTACCCCCGGCCCTAATACTTATCCTCCTGCCTTAAAAACAGCCAAAAACTTAGCAGCATCTTCCAAGAAAAAAGCTGACCTTAAAGTTCTGACTGCTACATTGCGGGTGCTTCTTAGCCCCCGCATCGAACCTAACGCAGTCCTGACAATGGCCGGTTGTGCAGACCGACATAACGGAAACTGGTTCATCGAAAAAGTAAAACACTCCATTAGCGGAAGTATTGCAGACACCACTATCTACCTTGTTCGTAATGGTAAGAAAGGAGCAAAAGGTGAAAAAGCCAAGCTGACCAACACAGCTACAGGACCTAAGAAGCAGGATTCTAAAGTTATTGTTCGCAGTAAAGTTACAGGAGACTTCCCAGACTACTTTAAAAATATGCAAATAAATCCGCTCGGCAGCTCAGGAAGTGAAAGAGTAAATAATAAAAATCCACTATACTTTCCTAAACCAAAATGAGTTTAAATGAGTTTCAGCAAACAGTAGGTCAGTACGGATTGGAGTATTTCAATCTGTACCTCAGCCATTACCGTGGAACCGTAATGGATAACAAAGACCCTGAATTTATGGGAAGGTTAAGAATAAACGTAGAGGCTATCCATGCTGGCTATACTCCAGATTATTGGTGTCCTTCTTTCGGTATTCCTACAGGCAGTAACGTAGCCCTTTGGATGCTTCCTAAAGTATATGATATTGTCTGGGTAACGTTCGAGCAAGGCAATCCTAACTTTCCTGTATGGCATTATGGCCCTGCTGTCGAACCTGTAACGGACGCAGCCAAAAAGAAAAACAATTACATTTTCCAATCCTCTAAAGGCCAGAGAATTGAACTGGACGACGAAAAAGAAACCATTACCATAACCAACAAGAACGGATTTATCGTTCAGCTTGGCAAGGACGGCATTAACATAGGAAAAGGAAACGAAACGCTGGGGAAAGCGTTAAATGATTTGATTGCGCATATAAATAAAATCACAGTTAATACCGCTATGGGACCAAGCGACCCGAACGGGCCTATTAACAAACCCTTTATTGAAGCAGTAGGCAACAGAATTAAAACGATACTCGGTGATGCCATTGATTAAAGTAACTTTAAAGGACGCCATCTGGAGCATTACCGAACCCCGCCTTTTCGGTAAAGAATACCCTGCGAACAAAATCGAAGCCGTTGTAAGATGGTCAGAATGTTTTGAGGAATATACTCGTACGATTATACCATCAACGACTACGCTTCAAGCGGCTATCGGAGCGTTTCGAGGTATCTTCATAACGTACTCATTAGAAGCTCAGGATGCGCTTTTAAAGTTATCCGCAGCGGTTCATGCTTTTGCCGCTGCTCTTGCTCCGGGGATGGCGGCAGGCGGTTTCATAGCCACCCCTCCGCCCATTCCACCGGATTTTGTACCTGTATATATTTTTGGTGTGGGAGGAGGCTCTGGAAAAGAATGTGCTGAAATGATTGCTGATATTGCTGATGCTTATTTCAGAACCGGAACCGCAGTACCGGCAGGAGGAGGACCAGTAGTGCCGTGGAGTTAAAGTTACTTTAACTTTTTCTGGATTTATCGTATAAGCTATTATATTTTTCTATTATGAACAAACTTAAATTTGCATTATTTATTTTGGTCATACTCGGAACGTTATCGTTCTGTAGCTGGACTGTTAATAATGTTCAGGCCCAAAAAGACACCGCAGAAGTAGAACTGTTACCCTCAGGAGACGTAAAAGTTTTTAATGGTAACGAAGGCGACCTTGAAGATAGCTTACGAGTTGCAGAATCGTTTGTCGAAAACAACGAATTAAAAAATGTACTTTACGAAGCTAGGAAAGTTATTGAAACCATACCTAACAAGGAATCCAGCGATACGGATTGGGTAAGCTGGGTATCCGCCGTACTTCTGTTACTTGGAGCTGTTGCAGGATACATACTTAGGTACTTACAAAAGAAGGAAGACACCAAGCCAGTTAAGCTGCCTACTTTCATTAACCCTCCTCCGCCACCGCCAAGAAAAGACAATAGCGAAGACGAATTAAAGTAACTTTAATTGAAAGGCTCCTGAATTAATATAGGGAGCCTTTTTTGATTTATTCTTAAATAGATTGTATATGGAAAATCTGGCATACTTAGGAACAGCGATGAAAAACCCTATCCAACTATTAAGCGGTAGGGCTGCAATCGTTGGAGGATATTCTGTTATAGAACAATCAATATTGGACATTCTCGCAACACCTGTAGGTACTCGTTTGTTTTTACCTGAGTACGGTTCCAGACTAAACGAAATGCTGTTTGAGCCTAACGACGAAATCTTATTAGGCATGGCTCGTATGCTTATAAGTGAAGCCTTGACTAAGTGGGAACAACGTACCAGATTTGTTGATGTAGCTTTAGTACAGGATGAAGAATGGATTAAGCTAAAAGTTTTACACATACCTTTATCTAGCACTTCGATACAGAGCTTTATATTTCCCTTCTATAAAAAACTAGAACACTAATCGCTATGGGATTTTTACAAAATAATTGGCTGAACTACTGGGATAGAAGCTATGAGCAGATTAAAGCTCAAATCCTTACACGGATGCAGCAGCGAGTACCGGAGATAACTGACCATACAGAAAGTAACCTGTTCGTTAAGATAGTAAGCATCTTTGCCGCCATCGCTGAAATGCTGGGCTACTATACAGACAACGCTGCCAGAGAAGCACATCTGGATAGTGCGCGATTGTACGGTTCTGGTATCTCACACGCCAGACGAAATGACTATCGCGTGCGGGGGAAGTTACCGGCCAACACCGACGTTGTTTTCAGCGTACCGGAAGCGCAAGTGGCCGACATTATCATACCCGCCAATACTTTAGTAAGTTCAACATTAAAGGATATTTCTTTCCTTACCGTAGGCAGCGTAACAATCCCAGCAGATGAACTCGTATCTCCGCCCATTGGAGTTACCCAGATATATTCTGTGGATAACGTTTCGCTCGGCTTTAGTGATGGCTCTCCGAAACAGGAGTTTGTAGTAGGCGACGATGTGGCAGACAATACCGTAATTGTTCGAGTAGGAACTGAAACATGGACCCGCCGCGATAGTATGGTAGCTTCTATACCAACCAGTAAGTATTATACTGAGACTGTTAATCGGTCTGGCCAGCACGTAATCATATTTGGCGATGGTATTGCCGGAGCTATACCAGAAATAGGTCTGGAGATAAACGTAGATTACAAAGGAACCGACGGAGTTGAAGGAAATGTAGAAGCTGGAGACCTCGACCAGCACGATTTTACCTTTGCCGATACGCAGATAGATGTTACAAACCCTGCAAAAGCTGTAGGAGGTTCTGGTGTTGAGACCTTAGACCAGTTAAAACGCCGGATACCATTACAACATCGCACAAATAATCGTGCAGTTACCCCTCAGGACTACATTGATATTGCAGAATTGGCTCCCGGCGTTGCAAAAGCAGGCCGTGGAAACAATAAAGCTACTCCGATTGACCTTTATATCGTTCCAGATGGAGGAGGATTAGCAAATTCGGTACTTCTAGCTGCTGTTACAGCATGGTTTGACACTAAAAAGATTGTTGGTAGAGTTGTTCGGGTGTTTTCAGCTGGTGAGGTGAGGCCAAGATTGGTAATTAATGTTACCGCTTGGCCAAACTACCGTAATGCCGACGTAGAAAACGCTATAAAAGCTGAACTTCTGGACTTTATTTCTTATAAGCATCAGGAAATTCAAGGTGAATTACAGATTGGGGACGTTTATCAGCACGTAGAAAACACTCCCGGCGTTAAACATTCGACGGTTATCGTTATGACAACCGTACCTTATGCTCGTCCTTTGAACTTAACAACGCCCCAACTGGTCTGGACCAGAGCCATTAAGCAGGCTTCTTTGGTTCCGGTAACATGGAAAATTGTATTTTTAGACGAAGAGAACTTCCAGCTGTATAAAAACAACGGTTACATAGGCGACTTTACGTACGGAAGTCTGGTCGATATGCCTGAGTTTTCCTTCACTATTCCTGATAAGCAGCTTGCAAATAACCAATGGGAGTTCACAACTTATCCATATTTCGGCTCATTAAAGCTACAGGAACCTTCAATACTGGCTGCTTACCCAGATGATTTGACCATAAACGTAACCGGAGGATTATAATTATGAACTTTTCGACCGAACTATTCGCAAAATATTTCAGCTGGCGAGACAAATCTACCGACATAAACAAAGATGCCGACGGAAAAGGTACGCTCGAACGCTTCATTTCCTGTCTTGGAGACGACTTGGATATTGTAAAAAGTATGGTAGATGATTTATTGCTGAACACGATAGATACCGACCAAGCTCTTGACAGGTTCATTCCTTTTCTGGAAAGTGAGGCAGGCTTCGATGATATTAACGATACTCTTATGCTTGGCTCTGCTATGCAGATGCGCAGAGCTATCCTGAGAGCTTTACCATACCTGTACACCGTTAAGGGAACCCGACTTGGCTATACTATTCCTTTAGGTTATCTGGGTCTTGGTGCGACGCTTGATGATACTTATACAGGATTTGGTTTTGACAGTCCTATAACTTGGGATGATAAAGATAGACGATTGGATAGTTATAAGCCTGATTACCTGCCATACACCCTTAACCTGACCGGAACTTTGCAAATGACGGAAGGATTGTTAAGAGCAATCAGAAGCATTATAATATTTAACCAGCCGATAGACACAAAGCTATTGATAATAAATTATAATGGCGACCTTATGAAAGAACTGACCGGAGATTATCAAAAAGATTTCTCCGACGACTTCTTAGCAGTTTAAAGTAACTTTAATATGTACCACGTAGAAGCCAATATAATCATGGAAACGGTGTCTGTTATAGCACTAATCCAAGATTTTATAGTAACATTACTATCTTCTGCGTTAGCTGTGATTATGGGCCTTGTCGTAAAGCTGGCGTTGGAGTGGGATAAAAACCGACTTACTTGGAAGTCAGCCTTTGTTCAGACGATGTTCAGTGTGGGAATCGGCTACATGACTTACTTCTGGCTGGACGGAAAAGGTATCTTTGGCCTTCGACAAGAAGTTATTTTATTTATTATGAGCCTTGCCGCAGCCCACATCGTATCAGCTATAAACTCTGTAAGCAGAGATAAGAGCCGTAGTATTGTCGAACAGCTGTTAGAAAAAGTAGTGGCTACGAAGAAAGAAGTACAGAAGATACAGGAAGAAGACGATAAATTCGCAAAAGAAGAAGCAATATAATGGAAGCTATTACCCTATCTACCGATAAGTTCTTATATCTGCTGGCCCAGACAGCTACGATAATTATTTTCTTGGTCTGGATATGGCTGTTAGCTTTGAAACTTAAAGGGCAAAGATATGGATATTATTATATATTCGTCCGGTTAATCTTCTATCGTGATGCTGTACCTCTTAATTGGTTGAGAGGACACAAGCTGTTTATTTTTTACGCTATCCAGATATTAGCATTACTGTTTATTAACACAGGTCTTATAATGCAGATAAGGGATGAAACACTATACAGTAAGCCTTGGGTATTGATTTTTGGCAATCAGTTATTGGCCATTAGTGCTATGTCTATTCTGGAATATTTTGTATCCTATGTAAGATTTCTGGAAGACCGAAACTTGGACGAACATTTACTGGAGCTGCAAAGAAAAATTCGTAGATTAAAAAGAACTAAAGGAAACTCATAATGGCACAACAAAGATATTTTAATTACAAGGAAAACGATAGTACGGATTTCTTCAACCGTCATTTGTTAGGCATCCTTCCTTATGGACTTTACGCTGGCTTCGATGCTGTAAATCTCCGTAACAATCTAAGTTTGGAGCTTGAACACTCTGTTACAGGCTTAACCGAAGTAGATGTAGCCGGAAACCGTACCGTTAAACTTGGTATTCTCCGAACACAACAAGGAGTTGTCATAAAAGAAGATGCTCCAGTAACCGTAGGAATCGCTGCCAATAGTGCAGGTAATCCCCGATTAGATACTATCGTTGTAGAGCATGAATACGAAGATGAAGTAGAAGGCGGCTCTCAGGCTATCTACCGAGTTATTCAAGGCGTTAAAGCCGTAACTCCTTTACCCGCTACCTTGCCGTACCCAGAACGACAAATGGTTATCGGGTATTTGTTCGTTCCGGGAGGTATGGCCGCACTCAACGAACCCGGAGTAATCTACACACGCGTTAATACTCCTACCCTTGGTAACGATACAAAAATCCTGCGCCAGAACGTAGAGCAGTATAATATCGTTCGGAAACAACTCTTATCCGTCTATGGAAAATCCAACGCAGCTTCGGTTACGATAAATACTAATACCCTGAATTTAGTAGCCGAAGGTAACTATTTTGTCCTCACACGTAGCTCAGATGAATACCTTAGTATTGACACCGTAATAGCCCCGTACAGCGCAGATACTTACGTCGTAGACATTCTATGCTTTCAACGGTTAAAGTTGCGTAGTCGAACCGTTACGGGGGTAAAACAAGGTAATCTATATGTGCATCAAACCGGAGCCACTTATTCCGAAGATACCGATAGCGATGTGTATATTGAAGAAGGAGAAACCATCCGTTTGATAGACAGAAGAACAGTTGTCAATACAGCGTACGCTTCTTATTTTATCTTGAAAGGTGGAGAAGTTACCAGAGAGGGAACCAATAAACTTAACGGAGAATTAGCTTTTAACCGTGGTACTGTTTCCGCAGCAGGAGGTGAACTAACCCTCGACGGAAAAGGAAATTACTACCGTCTTGAGCTGGAAGGAGATACTGATATTAGCTGGATACCGCAACGCGCACCGCTCAGAACAGGTCTTGATAAGCAGGGAGGAATTATATTCCTGAGCGTAATGGTAGCCCCAAATCCAAACGACCCAGACACAATTCCTAAAGTTACTTTAATCCACGACGAACCGAACGCCCCAGACGGAGCCTTACCAATTTCAACACCTAGCAAAGCCGACTTCGCCTTATTCAACGGCGACGTTCTGGTGCTTATAGAGGAAGAAAACTCTTGGGTACTGGCTTCCATTATCGGTCTTAACTCTGATGTCAGAAGCCTGACCGAAAGGCTCGAAGCCTACATGACAAGCAACAATGCTTCGATACAGGATTTACAGACAGCTCTGGAAAACCATCTTGCCAACTATGAAGCTGACAAAGATTACATCAACCAGCGAATAGATAATATTGTTCTCGGTGCGTTGGAAGAAGCCAGAGAATTAACAGCCCAAGCTCTTCTGGAGCCTGCCGTTATCCTTAAAGGTCTTGAGATTACCTCAGTACAAACAGATGCTAGTTTTGCTGTAGGTAACGTAACCATAAACGGAGGTATAGCAACGTTGAATGATGATGTTCTTACTGTGCCGTCATACGCAGGACCTTTCCCTATATACCTTCAAAGGTCAGGTCCGGGAGTAGGAGTATGGAGAACAGCACCTACAGTTCCTCCGGTAGACAGAGTTAATTATATTCGCTTTGCTCCTTTTCCTTCACAATACTTAGCCGATGTTGTTAAACGTGCAGCTAATCCGGTAAACTCATTACGCATGATGGTATCTTATAACCAAGGAGCATTTGATACTACAGGTTTAGGAAGATGGGCAGAATACGGTTTTGCTTTGTCTAACGGACAGAACGGAACGGCAGATATGACAGGTTTAATCCCTGTTGGCTTCAACCCATTGGCTGCTCCAGAAAATCTAATAGCTAACCAAGGTATAGAGTATAAGAACATAGGAGCTGTTTTAGGCGAGAAAAAACATACCCTTACCATCCTAGAACTAGCCTCCCACTCTCACGGTATGGCTCCGAGCGGTTCACACAGCCACGCGATAGATGAAGGTCTGAATAATGTCGATGGGAACCTTCCATTACGAGCAAATGGGTATCTTAGAAAAGGTTACACCAATACAGACGGACAACATACTCACCCTATAGACAATACAGGTGGAGGACAACCACATGAAAACAGACAACCGTCTCGTGTTACTTTGTTCTTACAACGCATTACAGTCCAACCAGCAGGGTGGCAAGCAAAAGAAGTAGAGCAAGCACCCGGAGGTGGAGGAGGTTTACAGCCGGGTTAAAACAAATTTTATTTTGTTTTAATTAAAAATTGTCGTATCTTTACCCTTCAAAATTAAAGTAACTTTAATATGGTAGAAGTAAAAATTGATGTAAACTCGCTACCCGAAGCGGTAGAAATTGTAGGGATTGGCCTTACAAGACAGGTTTTTGTAGATGGAGAATACTTGGACCCAATCCCAAGCCAGAAGATTTGCAACCATAGTCCGGACGGATTTAACTGGGGATTTCTCGGAAGTGGCCCTTCTCAGCTCGCTCTAGCCCTCTGCGAAAAGTTCTTAGGGCGTGAAGAAGGCGAAAGAATGTACAGAAGTTTTGTCCATCAGGCGGTATCAAGTTTACCAGAAGGCAATTTCAGAGTAAAAATAAACTTCAAAAAGTGGTATATTAACGAAGCTGAATACTTCGGGATACCTCATAAGCCGAGATTGAAACCAGAAGAATTTATAGAAACCATGTCTTTTGAACTGGAGGATAGCGGAATGAAAGTGATGGATAGTCTTACTTTTACGCCGAGACCGAGCAATGCTAACAACTCGGAAAACCCGTTATTGTAATATAAATCCTCTTAGCCTGCTGAGCAATCGGCAGGCTTTTTTATGTCTTGTCGGCTCGAAAATAAATATGAGGATATGTTTGTATTATAAATATATTTTACGTATATTTGTAAAAACGTAAAGCTATGCGCTACCAACCAAAGAAAAAACCTAGCCCCTTGAAAAAGTCCAATCAGGATGTTGTAGATATTTCAAGCCTTATAGCTGCATGGGCTAAAGGTGTCGTTAGAAGCTATTACCGTATTGCCGTATGACCTGTAACCCTTGTTACTCGTGTGTACGCAGGGGCACGCGAATAATGGAACTATTACTAATATATTGTATAATAATATATACTATAACGCGGGTGCGGGTGTACGTGCGCTCACGCGCAGGCGAGGACGGGCGGGTGTGTAACGTGCTCCCCTGCGCACGCGCTCGCTACGCTCGCTAACGTGCGCAGGGGAGGAAAAAATTTTTTCAAATTTTTTCTTTTTCTTTCTTTCAACTTTTTCTATATATTAAAGCGACTATATTTAAAGTAACTTTAACGTATGGAGACTTATCCACACAATGTGGATAACTTGTGGATAACTAATTAAAGTAACTTTAATATGCGAATAGACTTTCAAGAGGAGGTATTGAAATACGTCCTGCAAGCAAAGGAGGGTAAACGCTATCTCTCCCTACTGGACAAAACACTTTGGGATGAACCAACTTATCAAATCGTTTACGACTTGTTCGACAACTACGTGCAGGAGTATGGAGGTTCACCGACTAAAGTAACTTTAATCGAATACTTCGACCGCGAGGTTAAGAAGAACGCCAAGGAGAGAATTACGAAAGAAGTTTATAACGCCATCGAGCAGGCGGCTCATAAACTTTACGAACCGTTCATGGAAGATGCTGGACTGATACGGGAAAGCATTGTCGAGTTCGCCCAGCGTAAGCATACCAAACTTTTGTTTCGTGAGAACGCAGAAAACGTAGCAAGCGGAGACGAGCAGTTCTTCCGAGAGCTTCATGCGAAGATGGCCAAGATTGTCAAGCTTGCTGATTTGGATAACGAGCGTGAGAAGTATCGCGGTGGTTTTCTGCTGCACGACTTTACCGGAATCAATCTCGAAGCTTCGGACGGTACGCCGACTTTCCTGAGAGACCTCAACGAAATGACCGCAGCCAAGGGTTTCTACAGTCCACAACTAATCGCGTTCATGGGCGCACCTAAATCGTTCAAGACCGGAGTTATGTTGAACATCGTTCGTGAGCTTGTGCGCGACGGAAAGAAAGTATTCTGGGCAGATACCGAAAACGGTCTGGACGCGATACGCTTCCGTTTCTACCAGTCCATGCTTGAGTGCGAACGGCATGAGGTTAAGAAGTTCAAGAAAGAACTGCGTTCGATGATAAACGGCTTCAAGGTTATGGGGGGAGACTTGCAACTTGGTTTCTTCCCTGCTGGTAAAGCAACTCTTGAAGATGTGGATTTAGAGCTGGAGTATTACCGCGATGAGTTCAACTGGGTTCCTGACGTAATCGTGTATGACTACCTAGACCTGTTCCTCGGACCTGACCGACGCAAGGATAAGCGTCTCCAGATACAGGACAACTACCACGCTGCTGTTGCTCTGAACGTGAAATGGGGAACTTGGGCTATGACCGTATCGACCGTTAATCGTCAGGCCGTAGACAAGGCTGTAATCAACATGAAAGATTTTGGTGAGGACTTTGCCAAGGCTTACAACTGCCATGCTGCCTTCGCCATTTGCCGAACACCGGAAGAAATGGAATTTGGTACTGCCAGAATAATTCCGGTGGTCCAGCGAGAGGGTGTACCGTACGCCGGAAAGAATACCTGCACAATCCAGATACAGGCAGAGCTACAGAACATTTACGAAACGCGAATGTCTGATTTGGTGAGCAAAATGAAAAAATCTAAAAACTTACAGGATGAATAGAATCTTAACAAAGAACGAAATAGTAAAAGTGGTTATGGATGAGGTTGGACTAGACAGGGAGCTATCCGAAGCCGTGTTTAAGGCCCTTACGGGCGCGATGGAGCGCACTTTAGCCCGCCGTGGTAAAATCGTACTAAAGAACATTGGAACGCTCCAAACGAAGCTGATTCCGGCCAAAACGATGAAGCTAAAATACTTCGATGGTACAGCCCCAGCTAGGTATAAGGTAAAGTTCATCCAGAGCAAGAACCTGATTATTGTGGACCCGCCAAAAGAAAAAAAGGCTCTGAAAAACCTGTAAAAAATATAAACGTAAAAAAACTTGACTTAATTAAAAATTATACTTACCTTTGTTTTAAATGTTATTCACTAAAGCAAAAAGCGACATGAGAATTAAAGATTTGGCTCTGGAGCCGTACGAAATCGAAATGGAAGGCCCAAACAGCTTTACACTTATCCGACCTTCCTTAGTTACTACCGGAAAAGATATTGGCAAGACCAAAGAAGTACATGAAGGCTACTTCTCAAATATCGAGGCAGTAGTGAAGAAGGTTGTGATGATAAAGCTGCATAACAAGAACCGCTACGAAGAAAGCACTATGACGTTACAGGCTTTCCTCGCTGATTACGCTCGCTTCACTAACCAGTTCAGCAAGCTACTCCAGAGAAGTCTGGCTAAAATTGAAATTCCGGTAGAACTAGAAAAATTAAAGTAACTTTAAGATGATTACGCACACAGCACAAAAAGACCAGTTAGATTTATTGTTAGAGAACTGGTGGGAGGAAGCAGAAAGACCTGCCGTTATTATTCACGATGGTTGCGGATATTGGGTTAAGGATTAAAGTAACTTTAACATGACCAAAAAACAACTAGGCTCTACTCTCTTCCTTTTCTTATTAGGCAGTTTTATTTTTCTGGTACTTCTTTGGGTAAAGAAGACCTTAGGATTAAAGTAACTTTAACTTTATGCCGGTAACGCCTAAAAAATGTTATACCTATTTCAAAAACCGTTTCGTGCTTGGGAGACCGAGTGCAAACGGTTTTTACCGTCTGGAGTGCCCATTCTGTATCAGCACAACAGGCAATACGGCATTATCCGGTAGTGTAAATTTTGGTTGGATGCGTTACTCTTGTTTTCGTTGCTGCTACGCGGATTACATTCCGTACTTCGTGGTAGACTATGAAAGCCTGAGTTATAAGGAAGCTAAGCATCTTCTCGAAAGCGAAGAAGCTTCTGCCATTGACTTATCCGTTTTTGAGAATGTAGCAGTAGCTACCAAAACTTCCGATATTGATTTACCTACCGGATATACGCCGATACTAGAAGGCAGCACAATGTTAGGCGAGCGAGCCAGAAAATATCTGCGTAACCGTGGGTTCGATTTAGATTATCTGGATGCCGCTGGGTTTGGTTATTGCCGAGAGAAGGACAAGAACAAAGATGATAACTACTACGGCTATATAATAATTCCTTTCAAGCGGAAAGGAGTTCTAAGATACTTCATAGGCCGCGATTACTTAGGAAACTATCTCCGATACAAGAACCCGTCGCAGGAACGTTATGGGATTGGCAAATCTGAACTGGTGTTTAACGAGGATGCTCTGGAGTTCAGGAGTACAGTTTTCATAGCCGAAGGATGGGCAGATGGTTTGACTATGGGAAGAGGCGGAACCAGTACGCAGGGCTGGAGTATGAGCAAGGAACAGAAGTTTGCCTACCATAGCAGTTCAGCGCAGAGATTTGTATTCCTGCCTGACATCGGCTTCTACAAGAAAGCTGTATCGCTGGCAAGGGAGTTCATGGATAAGCGAGAAGTATATGTAGTCGATTTTGAAGCAGCCGGATACAGTATCGAAAGCAAAAAGAAAGATGTTAATGATATTGGCCGGAAGAAAGTAGTTGAGCTGATAAAGAAAACACCGCCACTAACAGAAAAACTAGCAATGAAAATTTTAACTGAATAAATATGGTTTACAGCAAGAAAGGCAAATGCGGAGGTTGTGCCGCCTTAGGCGTTAGAGAAAAAGATGGCAAAGAGATTATGTACTGCCGAATAGGTTGCCACATGACTTTCACCATCGCCGGAGATAAGGCGATACAACCAAGGCCGAGCGAAATGTGCTACAAGCCGCTGACCGAACAGGAAGTAGGCAAAGCCAGAAACCTCACAAGACACAGAGAAGCTAAAGAACTAACCTGATGCGTAACCCAAGTCTGCATATTTTAAGAAGCGATTTAATTAAAGTTCTGGAAAAGACTTTGAACGGAAAGGTTTCGGACTATGAGAAACTGGCCGACAAGATTTTTGAAACTTCTGTTCCTTACCAAATCAAGAACAGATATTTGGTAAAAGGAAATGCAGAGACGGTCAGGAAGGCCAAGCGTACTATCGAAGCTTCTGCCAAAGTTGAAAGCTACAGCCCAGAACAGTTCAATGGATTGCTGGCAGCGTTGAGACAGCAAGAAGGCCACAGATATGTAAAGAGAATAACCAAAGGTACAACTGAGTGGAATATGCTAAAAGAAGTTTTACAGTTAGCCGCAGATTTTGTAGAGGCGTTTAAGTTCAAACCTGTGGAAGAAGGTTACAAACGCTTCCTGAAAATAGGCATGGGCTTAATGAAACGGAATTTTGCACTAAGCAAATACAAATACCATGCAGCCAAGATACATGAATATTACGAAGCCGAGAAAATTATTGAGGACGACGATAACCAAGACGCAACCTTAGAGTTCTGGCAAATCTGGATGGCTAAGATGCAGGAATATACTACTACCCAGATGGATATTCTGAAACCTGAAACCTTCGTCCACATGATTTATGGCAGGCAGGAAGCAGACGAAGCCGGAGCAGATTACGATACGTGGATTACAGCTCAGTTCGAGGAGTTAAGTTTCCTGACAGCTGTTCCAGAGCTTTCTCAGTTCCACGGCGACAACGCAGTTTTAAGGTATAAGAAACACATTTCTAAATCCCACGCGCCAGTAAAGAAAACTGTAAAAGCTGCCAGAGAGGAGGAGGAAATATATAACCTACCTGCCGGAATATCTGATGAGCAGACAGAGTATTTTAAAATGCTAAGGGCAAAGAAAAAACCAGTACGATGAACGCTAAACAACGCGAGTTCCTGATTAACAAGGTTAAGGAGAACAAGAATAAACTAATAAAAGAGATTGAGGCTACTATGCCCAAAGCTCCAGACATGAGCCATTACATCCTACTGGCCGTAATGAGCGATAACTTCGAGTTGAAGAGCATGGAAGAAATAAGAAAAGCTCTTAGAGCGAAAGCTGCCGAGGTTGCCATTAAAGGCAAATCATTTGTCGATAGCAGTTGGGATTACGATAACGGCGAGAAGAAAAACAGGTTCCGCGTGTACATGACTGTGGAAGAATTATTCCATCTTCCGGAAGACTATATGGAAGAATACAGAAAGTACGACGAGGCGAAGAAAATTTCGGATGTTCAGAAAAAACATATAGAAAACAAATCTGATACCTTGGTAACTCGTATAACGCTGGCTTCTCCTTCAATGCTAACTACTATTATTGAAGAAGTAGATAGCATGGGAAGTTTATCTATAAAGGACATGGTTGTTCAAAAATTAGGGCCTGCGGCAGCAAGATTAGCTTTAAAAGCTTTGGACGAAGAAGATAAAAAGCTTTTAAATTAAAGTTACTTTAATATGAAAATTTTAGTAGAGAATACGTCGAGTAGGATTATAGTAGGCGGCAAAGACAATCTGCTTCCGGTGGATTTGTTCAAAGAGATTGACGACTACCTTAGCGTACAGTCTCCGGGGGCCAGATACGTAAAAGCGTACAAGAAAGGCCAATGGGATGGTATGCAACGTTTTATGAATAAGAAAGGCGTATTCGCTACAGGCTTTCTTCCTAACGTTATAAGTTATGCCGAAGAGCTTGGTGCCAAGATTGAAATAGAGGATAATCGTACTAACCTGCCGTTCTTAGTTTCAGAGAAGCATCGGGTATGGGAACACTACAAGGATTGGGAAGCAAGAGACTACCAACAGGATATTGTAAACGTCTTCGATAACCACATCGAATACGGAGACGGTAATCTGCTATACTGGCCTCGTGGTATCGCTAACGCAGCCACTAACGCCGGAAAGAACTCGGTTATCTGCTGCCTTCTTAAAAATCTGGATAAGACAAAAGCTCTGGTCCTTATCGACAGCCAAGAAATCTTTGACCAGTTGGTAGAGTTCCTGAGCGTGGACTTCCCTCGCTTGGGTGTAATCAACTCCAAGAAGTTCGAATGGGGAGACGAAGTTACCATAGCGATGGTGAGAACGCTTTACTCACGGATGAAGAAGAGCGTGGACATCGCCGTTAAGGTTAAGACTATGTTCAATACGATTGTAGTTGATGAGTGCCACGGCGCAAGCTCTACCGCCCATTCCGAAGTTATCCAGAACTGCGATGCTGGTATGAGAGTTATGGTTTCAGGCTCCCCGCTTGACAACTCCAACGTCATTAACAACATGGTTATCCTTGGCTTATCTGGTCCTGTAATATCTACAGTAACCAAGAAACAGTTGCAGGACATGGGCCACAGCTTAAAAGTTAAAGTTACTTTACACCACAACAAAACCCTGTTCGAAGGTGGGTACGGCGACGAGTACGACGAAGAACTGTACCAAGGTATCCTCGCAAGCGAAGAGCGGATAAAGCTCATAATTGATATTGTCAAGGCTCGCTCTGACAAGAAGATTATGATTAACTTTATCGAGATTGCTCACGGCGAACTGATGTACACCAGATTGAAGGAAGCAGGAATAGACAAGGTAGATTGGGTGCATGGAACCGACCCGAACAGAAAGCAAAAGCTGGAAGACTACAAAGCCGGAAAGATTATGGTCCTCATATCTTCGACCATTTTGAAGCAAGGCATTAACGTTCACGATATTAACGCCCTGATATATGCGCAAGGTGGTAAGGCCCTCATACCATTGAAACAATGGACAGGCCGTATCGAACGTAACGACGGAGTTTCGCAGAGTGTAGAAGTACACGACTTCTGGGATAACGGCAAGTATCTGGAGAAGCACAGCCGGAAGAGACTTAACTTTTACATGGAAGAAGGATTTGAAATAATTTATAACTATGCGCAAAAACGCGGAAGACCAGTTGCGGTTGCCCAGACAAAGCTCAACCTACTCTAATTTAGACTTAACCAAACCATTGGATATGAATGACTTTCAAACTACGCCAGTAGATTGCTTCGGTTCCTTATGGGATATTACCAGTAAGCAATGCCAGATATGTTCGGACAACGAGATATGCGGCATTGTTACTGGTAATGCTGTTCGTCAGAAAGCAAAGGAAATGGATAAAGTAAAACAGTTCTTGGACCTGTCCGAACTGGATTGCATTAACGAAGAAGCCATAAAGCTATGGCTCGCCATGAAGCCAAGACCTGTAGCCGACTTGGTTGCAAGAGTACATAAAGATGGCAAAACCCCAGATGAAGTAGCTGTAATCGAATGGATTAAGCGTTTTGTCAAAGCCAATGAAAGAATATTTATCAAGAACGGAATAGTATGTACTAGAAAATGAGAAACGAAGCCTGCACTAATTGTAAACTGTATTCTGACTGCGAAAGCGTGTGCCTCACCAGCACCAAGCGTACAGGTAATCTTATGGTGATAGGCGACTTCCCTTCGTACGCCGACGATAAAGGAGGTTCTATAATGGCATCTGCCAAAGAAGAACTAGCTTTTCGAGTATTATTCGATAAGGAAATACTGAACGCAGAACCTAGCGAAGTCTACAAAGCATACGCAGTTAAATGCAAGCCGGGGGATGGAGTTAAAGTAACTTCAAAAGAAATGGTTGCTTGCAAGCCGTATCTTCTGGCCGAGATAAAGAAAGTAAAACCAAAAGCAATCCTGTTACTTGGAGACCTGCCGATGCAGCAAGTCCTTGGCATCAAAGGCATAACCAAGGAGCGGGGAAAAGTAATTGAACAGACGTTCGAGTATGAGGATGAAACTCTCACCATTCCTTGCATACCGACCTTCGCCTGCGGCTACGTAGATTATAACGATAAAGCTTTACAACACTTCGGAGAGGATATACAGAAAGCGTATAACCTATCAAGAGGAGTAGAAATAAAGAAGTCCAATACTCGAATTGTACAGATTACGACTTTGGCTGACTTTAAACAGCTTATCAAATATGTACTGGCCGCAGGCATCTGTTCTTTTGACTACGAGACCACAAAGCTCACCAATCTGGAGACCTACGACCCAGAGTTTAAAGTAACTTTAATCTCCATATCTTTTCAACACGGCTCCGCCTACACAATAGCGATGGAGCATTTTGAAAGCCCGTTCGATGATGAAGATAGACAATATATCTGGGCTATGTTCTTCAAGTGGATTCTGGAGAACCCAGACATCCATAAGGTGATGCACAATTCCAAGTTTGAAATGCACGTATCGGCTCGCTACGGCTGTACTCGTATTCGTGGCAGAGTGGATGATACGATGCTTATGCACCATATCTTAGATGAAACCAGAAGACACGGCTTAAAGGATATTGTAGATTATCTGTACCCTGAATATGAAGGTTACGAGGATGAAGTAAAACGATATGCTTGGCATCTGGTTCCGATGGATATACTTGCACCGTACGGCGGCACCGATGCTGACCTTACGCTCCGGCTGCGGGATTACTTCGAAATACAACTTATGAAGGACGAGCGGGAATACAACCTGTACCGCAACTTCACGATGTATGTTAATCGGGCCTTGTTCGATGCGGAGCATAGAGGTATGCTCGTGGACCGCGAGAAACTTATCGACAACATCCAGAAGGCCAAGGAGATTTTAACCAAGCAGGAAGAAAAGCTACGCAACTACAAACAGGTAAAACGCTTCGAGCAACACCAGACAATTTTAAAGAACGGCCAGCAGATAGAAGCCTACACGAAGAAGCTGGAAACTTCCAAAGGTAAATGGGTAGAAGAATACAAACGACGTATAAGAGAAATTAAACTCGGCGTTATAACTTACGGCGCACCTATCAACTTCGCCAGTTCCACCCAGCTATCAGAATTGCTATTCACGCCGGAAGGCTTTGGTTATAAGAAAGTTTACAGCCGGAAGAAGAAGAAAGAAGTAGCCAGTACCGGAAAGGAAATTCTGGGGGAGCTGCCTGACAGAACCGGATTTATTGAGGACCTACAGGTTTACCGTTCGATAGATAAGACCATTAACACTTATCTGGTCGGCATCTATGAGCGTCTGGATGCGAACGACAGAATACATACCAGTTTCAAGCTGCATGGTACGAAGTCCGGCAGAAGTGCCAGTACGAACCCGAACCTACAGAACCTACCGAGCAGAGCGAAACTAAGTAATGAGTTAGCTATTCGAGTTACCGAAATGGTTAAGGAAGTTTTCATAACGCCTAAAGGAAAAGAGATAGCCCAGCTGGATTACTCGCAAGCTGAACTTCGTATCGTTGCCGACTTCGCTGAGGAGTTCACAATGATTAAAGCTTACCAAGAAGATAAAGACTTACACGCAGTAACAGGCGCAAAGCTTATGAAGCTATCGTTTGAGGCGTTTATGGCCCTCCCAGACGATGAAAAGAAGAAAGGCCGTACGAACGCCAAGCCAGCCAACTTCGGCTTGATTTACGGCCAGTCTCCGGAAGGTTATATGCAGTATGCCAAGCAGAACTACAAAGTAATTCTAACTAAAAAGGAAGCAGAGCAAACACGCAAGGACTTTTTCGGTTTATATCCAAAGTTACTTGAATACCATGCACTCTACATAGCTAAGGGTCAGAAGTATGGATTTGTGAGAACCTTGTTTGGAAGAAAGCGACACGTACCGGATATTAACAGTAGCGATAATTTCTTATCTTCCAACGATGAGCGCGTAGCGGTAAACAGCCCTGTACAGGGAACGGCAGGAGAGTTTACCTTATTCGCGTTCGCATTGCTGAGAGACAGGCTGCACCCTGACGTAGATTTGGTTAATACTATTCACGATAGTATAATTCCTTATGTACCGAAGGATATTATGGACCAGACTTTCAGAATGGCCAAGCTGACTTGCGAGAACCTGCCTACAGAAAAATACTTCGAAAGAAGCCTAAAGTACCTTGGTATGAAGGTGGATATTGAAAAGTCCGACAGCCGATGGTCTTCTATGAAACCGTACGAGCTATCCGAATAGTTTTTTACTTTAAATTTTGTTTTATTTAAAACTTTTGCATACCTTTGGAGTATAATAATTAAATAAATGTTTAACCACTTTTTAAAAACAAAGTAGCCATTATGGGATTAAATCTATCAGGTTTGAGAAACTTTAATAAGGAACTCGCTGACCGCTCCGGCTCGAAGTTGTATTTACAACAGAACAAATTAACGGAAGCTACAGACTTCCGTATCTTACCTCCACTTCCGGCATTAGACGGATTATACTTCATGGAAGTAGTGGTTTGGTGGATTAACAAGAAACGTTACATTTCCCCTGAAACCTACGGTATGCCGTGTCCTATTCAGGCAGAAGTAGACCACGCCCTGAATAGCAAGGACCCAGACGTAAAAGCATTAGCTTCTGATAAAGACGTTATCAATAAAAAATCAGAGTTCTGGATACCGGGATTGCAGTTAGACGCCGTTATGGAGGGCGAAGATGTTGCCGACTTCAAAGTAGTGGACGGTAAGGCTAAAATCCTTACTTGCGGCCCTGCGCTGATGAAACGCATTAACAAAGCTGTAACGAGCCGTAAGGCCCAGAACGGTACTCCTAACGGTATCACAGACCGCGAGAAAGGTAGTAACCTTATCCTTTCTAAAACCGGCCAGAAGCTCAATACCGAATATGATGCAGAGCTTGGCGAGAACTGGGTATTCGACGCGAAATATTACGAAACAGAGAATATTCCGGATATTTCCCAGATGGTGTCAGATGCACTTCGCCCAGACGAATTTCTGGAAGGTGTAGTTCGCAACTACCTGTATGGCGAAGAAATGCCTGTGGACCCGATTAAAGATAAATCGGAAGAGGAAGATAAGAAACCGTCCAAGAAAGCTGCTGCTCCTGCGGCCAAAAGACAAACCGAAAAAGATGCTTTACCTAAAACTAACGTGCGCCGCCCTGCTCCTGCGCCTGTGGCTGTTGAAGAAGAAGAGGAATACGAGGAGGAAGAAGAAGAGGGAGAACTTGAGGAAGCCGAAGAGGAGCAGGCTCCAAAGAGAAATGCTGTATCAGCACCTAAAGAGGGTCCAGCAGGACGTAAAACCCCTCCAAGACCAGCCCCCGGCAAACGTAATTTAATGGACGACCTTAACAACCTTGATTAAGGATGGCCTCAGACCGTAAATTTGAAACAACTGGAACACTCTCTCCTGACGGGGAGAGTGTTTTGCTTGACCACCCAAAACTGTACGCTAGGCTCACCAAAGATATAAGAGGTGAGAAGTTAATCGTTACTTTCCAGAAGTACCGCTCAAAGCGTTCAGATGCCCAAAACCGCTATATCCACGGCGTAGTAGTTCCCACAGTAAGAGCATGGTTCAAAGAAACCCAAGGCGAAGAGCCGGGGCATGACTTTGTTTACTCATGGCTCCGCACATCGCTACTGGAACAGGAACCAATAATCAAAGAAATGTTCGGAGTACAGGTAATCAGTCTGGGAGGAAAACGCTTTAGTCAGATGAATACCAAGGAGTTCGCCGAAGCGATTAACCTTATCGTGGATAAGATGGCCGAGCGAGATTGCTTCATACCATTGCCAAGAGGTGATAATTTTGTACACGACCACGTAGAGGACAATTAAAGTAACTTTAATATGAGTTTATTAGCAGTAGCCTTCACAGATTTGCACGCCCATAACTACAGGCACTTCGATAACGACGGTTCCAGACTAAAAAATTGTCTGGAAGTTATCGACGATGTTTATAAGTTTGCGGTAAAAAATAAGATAGAGCTTATTCTCTTTGGTGGTGATATAGTTGATAGTCAGCAGGCCGTACCTACAGTAGTTGCAAATGCACTTATGGAACGTATGGATTACTGGATAAAGCAATATCCAGATATAAGCTGGTTAGCTATTACAGGAAACCATGACCAAGCAACCAGAAGTTTGTATGGAAGTCCGGGAGTATCATTTTTACAGCAATTAAAAATAGCGTTTCCACGTACTTTTAATTTGATAGATGATAGCTCTATATGCCTGCAAAGCGATTCGTATGGTATTCCTGTAGCTGTTCACGGAATACCCTATTACGCTTATCCTGAGCATTTTGCGAAAGCTTTAAAGGATAAGGCAAAAGTAGCATCCGTTAAAAAAGGAAAGCATATTCTCCTTATTCACCAGACACCGAGCGGCTTATCTAACCCGAACATTCCGGTAGATACGAACGTACACGACCCACTATATGATTTCTTCGATTTGGTTCTTTGTGGTCATATCCACCAAGGTCAATCCATAACCGAGAAATTCTACCTGATGGGTTCTCCGCTGCATCGAGATTTAGGTGATGAAGGAGACGAAAAAGGTTTCTGGGTATTGGATTTGGAACAGCCCGAAGAAACTCTTACGTTTGTAACGCGTAAAGGACGCTACCCAGAGTTCAGAGTAATATCCGGCGAAGTTCCAGAAGAATACGCAAACGATTATGTATTAAAGGAACGTACTGCTGCTGAGGCGTTTATAGAAATCGGGGACGCAAATATCAAGGATTTTAGTTCTGCACTCACTCCGTCTCAATTACTGGAGAATTATTGGAAAGAAACAGAAGGAAACGATACGGAATTGCTCAAAACCGGAATAGCATTTTTGAAATAAATAAAAACTTTTTAAAAAAGTAGTAGTTTAATAGAAAAAAAGTTACTACCTTTATTTTATAATTAAACCAAAACATAGAAAAACAAAATTTTAATTTTTAAAACCGTTATGGCAAACAAGAACACCACTACCGCATCAAAAATGTCTTTAGGCAACAGCTTAAACGGCAAAAGCAAAAACTCTCTTAGCGTAGATAGCGAGCTGGATAGCAAAACTTCCACTATGGAAGCCGAAGAAGGCGAAGAAGAATTTGAAGAAGAGGTCGAAGAAGAAGGCGAAGAAGAATCTGATGATGCGCCGGAAATGCTCGAAACTAAGCTGTTAAGCTTAGACCAGTTAATCGAAAATCCTGAAAACCCGCGTGAGCTGTTCGTAGGTATTGACGATTTAGCTACATCCATCGAACAGAACGGCCTGAAAGTTCCTCTGCGTGTTCGTGAAACTGGCAAGACAAAAGGTGGTTCGCCTGTTTACATGGTTGTTTCTGGCCACCGTCGTTTCCGCGCCATGAAGTCTTTAGGCAAAGCATTTGCTGATATGCCTTTCAAAGCTGAAATCCAACCAGCTGACTACGATGAGAAACAAGCCGTTTATGACGACTTAGCTTTCAACGATGGTAAAGAACTTACTTTACTGGAGCAAGGTACAGTATTCGCTCGCGCTCGTGAATTTGGCGATACTGATGCTCAGATTGCTCGCCACGCAGGTAAATCTCAAACACATATCGCTGACTGCTTAATGCTACACGATAAGGCTTCTGATAAGCTGAAAAAGCAAATCAGCACAGGCAAAATCGCTGCAACTACTGTTCTGGATATGCTGAAAGAAGAAGGTGCTGAGAAAACAGAAGAAGTAGTTGAGAAAGCTTCTGCAAGCCGTAACGGTAAAAAGATTACTCAGAAGCACTTAGATAAAGCCAACGGCGGCGCAGTAGGCAAAAGCAAAAAGAAAGCCAACGCTTCTGCTGCTAAGACCAGCAAAATCGTAGATAAATCTTCTGCACCTAAAGCTGAGAAGCCGGTAGAAACTGCTGAGAGCGCAATCGCCCGTATGCGTAAACTGGAAGAAGCCCTGAACGAGCAAGAGCTTACTCAGAAACCAGAAGCGTTCCAATTGCTGACTAACCTTATCAAATGGTTAGACAAGAAAATCGAAGCTTCTGACCTTGCAGTATTCTTCTTTGAAGAAGAGCTGGAAGAAGCAGAATAGTTAAAGTAACTTTAATATGTCCAAAAACATAGAGTTCCTACAACTGGTGGTGGAAGGTTTCCGAAGCTATCAGAAAGCAACGCCCTTTCCCCTCACAGGGAAGGGGCTTGTGCTTATTAAGGGTTCCAACGGAGCCGGAAAGACCACAATCTTCTCGGCTCTTACGTGGGCCTTATATAAAATCAACCTCAATGGAACCACCGACGAGAAGGTTCAGACTTGGGAGAAGTACCGACTTCCAGAATGGAGAGGAACCAGAGTAACCGTTACGTTCATCGTTAATGGAGTTTACTACATGGTAGCTCGCCATTTGAATTTCAAAGGCACAACTAAAGGCATCAAAGCCGGAAATACGCTAATGATATTCCGCAGGACTGAGGATGCTAACTTCGACCAATCAGATTTGGTTAGCGAGGTTCAGCACAAGGCAGACCAGCAGGAGTACATTAATCGCCTACTGGGTATCGAACCTCGCACGTTCCTTAACTCCATTCTTTTCGGTCAGCGCATGGCCAGATTAGTTTCTTCTGACAATGACGAGAAGCGCAAGCTTTTTGACACCTTATTCACGCTGGATTTTATTGAGCTGACTAAGAAGAAGGCGCAGTATAAAAAGCTGGAGCTGGACCAGAAAATATCTCAACTCGACGAGGAACTGAAAGGTAAGGAAGCACTTTACAAGAACCTCCGCGAGAATCTTTCCGAACAGCGCAATATCATTGCCAGCTTCAATACGCAGAAGGCAGTACGCATCGCTGTGGTTGAAGATAAAATTCACGGACTTGAAACCTCTCTGGATAAGTTTAAGAAAGACTTGAAGGCGTTAAAAACCAAAGCTAAAGGCACACACGGAGCCGACGAACTTGATAAACTGCGAGCGAAGTACGAAGATGCTATGATGGCTGTCGATGCAGGCGAGAACCTGCTGAATAAGGCAAAGAAGCAAGCTCGTGCTATAATGGCTGCAATAGACGAGGATAGTCAGTCTCTCGATAGTGCTAATAGAAAATGGTACAAGTACGAGCAGGAGTTGTCGTGCGTAGCTGACAACTGCCCTTCCTGCAAACAGCCTTTGAAGAAATTGGAAGTAGAAGGGGTTAGAAAATCTATCAAAGCCCTTATGGAAGAGCAGTCCAGAACCATAGGCGAATTAAACAACAGTATAAGCGCACGCAAAAAAGGCTATTTGGTTGAGAACGAAAAGGTAGAGCAGATAGAAGCAGAACTATCTGAACTTCGAACTATCGCTCAGGATGCAGGAAGAAAATATAGCGAGAAGAAAAGTTTAGCCAAGGAGCTTGAGAATATCAAAAATAATATAGCTTCTAAAGAAACTTTGATAGACAGCTTCGACAAACAAATCGAAACCGCTTATAAGGAGCTGGAAGTTGAGAAAGCGGCTGAGCCTCCGAGAATTGATACTAAGGCTACGGAAAGTAAAATAGCTTTTCTGGAAGCCGAGATAAAGGAGAATAAGCTAACCGGAACTGATTACCTTGTAGAACATGAAAGAGTTAATTGGTGGATTACAAAAGCGTTCAGTTCAGGCGGTTTAAAGGCTCATGTATTCTCAGCCATGCTAGGACAACTTAATGAGCATATCGACCGCTACGCGCAGCGTATGGGCCTCAGATGCAGGTTCTCGATAGACTTATCTAAGCCAAGCAAACCATTCATTACGAAGTGCTACATAAACGATTTCGAAGTGGATTATTCAGACCTCTCCGGTGGTCAGAAACAGAAGCTTGATTGTGTTGTGGCGTTCGCTATGCACGACTTGGTGAATACTATTTCCAATATAAACTTCCTGATATTGGATGAGATATTTGAAGGTCTGGACCCGAACAATATCGAGAGCATCTTCGATTTAATCCGAGTAAAGTCAGATACCGGAAAGCTGGTATTCGTAGTTACGCATAGTCAGCTGATAGATAGTTTGGGAAGTAAGAGCATTTACGTAGATGTTGATGCGGACAGTATGGTAAGTTCAATTTCTTAAAGTAACTTTAATAATGGAGAAGACACCACAATCCATGACCGATGCCGAATACCACGCCCATCTGGAAGAAGTATTTGGCAAACAGGATATTGATAAGCTTGCCAGAAAAGAACGCCGAAAGTGCATGGTGGAGTACAATGATAAGCCGATACCTGTTTACAAGTATTTCAAAATATTAGCATCGGAATTGCCTCCCTGCACCACTAAGGACGGCGTACCGTATGACCACGAAAGGATGCTTCGACAATGGTTCAAAGATGCTGGGCTTACTGGCGTTAAAGAATACGTAAGTATAGTGAGAGGCGCAGCTAAATTTGCTCTTGGTTATGGAGAAGAAGACGATACTAACAGATTTATTCGGGGCAAAAGTCCGGAAGAAGAAGATAAACTCCAAGAAGAAGGGGGACAGCAACGAGAGGGTTTGCGGTCGGGTACTTCTACGATGGACCGGAGTTAAATTTGCAAGAGTACCTTCTTCTGGCGGCTTACGTTGGAAGAAGGGAAATGCAAGTGTCTGCGGCGACTTGGTATGCACCGACGATAAATTCGATTTTGTTTTTGCGGTGGAGACCAAACATCTAAAGACAATACATATTCCTGAGTGGGTCCCTTTGAGGTCTCAGGTCCATACAATCTGGAAGCAGGCAGTACGCGATGCAAAACGAGCTGAGAAACAACCCCTTGCTCTACTTCGTAGTAATGGTATGCCAGAAGGAACCTATGTTGTGTTTGTTGAGAACTGGCTGGCCAAGCTTTTTATTAAGAGAGGTTTAGAAGTTGTCAGCGAGAGTGCTTTTATTACAGGTTTCCGAAGCGAAGACTTTATCGACGTACCGTATGAGGATGTTCGTAATTTTGTCAATATTAAAGTAACTTTAATCAATCGGAAAGATGGCAGAAAAACGGTCGTATGATTTAAAGCTCGTTGCTGCCATAGCCGTAGCGTTCGTTATCGCTAGTGCGATATTCGCTTTCTACCTTGGTAAACGCTTTCAGGACGAGGCGCATAAAGCCCTAGAAACCAAAGTAGAACAGGAAAGACAAAAAGAACGAAGCGAACTGTCTGAAAAGATAAAGCAACGTGATGTACAATTAGCTAAAATTTCCGAGCATGAGTACATTCTGGAAAGGCAATTAAAGGAGAGGGAGAAAGAATATGCACGTATTGACAAAAAATACGACCGGAAAACTGATAGTATTATTACTTTGCCTATGGATGCCAAGGTTAAGTTTTTCGCAGACTGGTTATCCGAAGTTGATAGTACACAATGGCGACACGCTGATAGCAATAACTAGGCATCAACTCGATGTTCTGAATGTAGTAAGAGTTGATAATGAGAGATATAAGGAATTAGTCAGGAACCAGCAGAAGAGATTAGAAGAACAGCAAATATTGTTGATTAGCAAGAAAGAAACCGTATCGTTGCTTCAATCTAACAGAGTGGATGTTAATAAAATAACCGTTAGCAATGATAAGCTTGTAGCCACTCTGAGAACTACAATAGCCAGTTTGGAGGTTGAAAACCAAAAGTATAAACGTCAGAGGGATAAGGCTTATATTGCTACAGGAACCATAATCCTCATCGAAGTCATACACTATGCAATAGCTGTTCTTTTTAGTAACTAATTTGTAATTAATTAAAATTTTGCGTACCTTTGTTTCTGTAAATTACGTACAAAGAAAAACAAGTATAAAAGCGATGGAACTTAATAGAAGAAGCGTATTAGGGAATGGGAAGGAAGTATTATCTGTTCGTGAATATTGCCAGCAATATGGAAAAGGCTTGAAGGAGCAAAGCATTTATTATGCTATGGAGAATGACCTAGTAGATTACGTTCAGTTCGGCGGCAGAGAAAAATATCTGGTAATGACTACCAAGACGAAAAACTACACACCTAACGCTAATAAGAAGCGGAATATAACCCCAGCTTCACTTTCTGCGGTTAAGGTTAGTCTGAGGTTACGCTCTATCTAATGAATGATGAGTGGAAGAAAGTGCCGATAATGTTTTATGTAGTGGTCGGCTTCATACTAGCAACGATTATAGGATATTTTATTTGGATGGTAATAAAGTAGCTCGGATAACCGTAGCTACTTTTTTTTTTGCTTAAAAAATAAATTTTAAATAAATTTTGTAATTAAAACAAAATTTAGTATATTTACGTATTAATTAATAACTCACTAAGACGATGGACCAACTACAAAATTTAGACAAGGCTATAAGCCAGATGCAGGATGAGCTTCTTGCAAAAATCAACAAGATGAAAGAGGTTATCGCTATTTATGCCAAGGCGCATAGCGATGTGGAAACAGTAATGTCGTCCGACAGTTCTGATTTTCAAATGTGCAGCAATCTTAAAGGGGTATCCGAAGCAAACGGTAAATTCGCGTTCACTCCTGCGGGTCCAGAAAACCCAATGCCTGTTACCAAGCGTCCATATAATAAGCACAAGAGCGAGCTTAATAAATTAAAGTCCAAGCTTGCCAATACTGCCAAGAAGAAAGGCGGCGCACCTAAAGAATATACTGGTCCAACAGTAGCGGAGAAGACCAGAGAGTTCATGGATAGATACTTTGAAACTTCTGAGGTATTTACTATGAACAGCTTAGTAGATAAAATTAAGGAGGTTATTCCTTCGGCAAACTACAATAACGTACAGAACGCGTACGCTCGCTACTTGCAGGTTCAGAAATGGGACCAACGGGTTCATATAAACGAAGATACTGAAAAAGAAATTCTACTAACTAAAAAAGAGGAGGTACAATAATGATATTCAACTACGACAATATCGACGAGGATGATTTCTTTCCGGAAGACCTTTCAGAAAACCACGGTGATGGCGAAGAAGCAATAAATATCTTCGTACTGGATGAGGAAGACGAAATTTTCACCGATTAAAGTAACTTTAATATGCGAGTAGATATATTTTTCGATGGTGCTTGTTCGAATTTAGCCGATACCCCTTCTATGGGTATCGGCGTTGCTCTCTGGGTTAATAAGGTGCGCCAGCCCAGATACGATATTTCAGAAGGTTTAGAGGAAGGAACAAGTAATATAGCTGAATACAGAGCATTGATAGCAGCTCTTGAACTGGCCAAGAAACTTCACGATGAGGACGAAAGATGCCGGATATACGTATTCGGAGATAGCCAATTAATAATTAAGCAGGCGAACAGGGAATGGGTATGCAATGCAGCTCATCTACGACCTTACTTAGATAAGGTCAGAGTGTTATTGGAGCGAAGGTTTATTCACTATTTAGGCTGGGTTCCTAGAGAAGAAAATAAGGAGGCAGATATACTATCAAAAATAGGTCTTGTGAAGGCTTATAGTAGATTGGCTAAACAAGAAAAATAATTAAAATTTTGTTTGGACTTAAACCAAAATTTTAATATCTTTACTTTACTCACTAATACAACCTATACTATGGAGGCAGCGGATTTAGACGAAATAAAGAACATACCAGTTCATGTATGGCTACCACTCGGTAAGCTTAACCCAGATTTAAGAGAAAAGTTAGAGCTGGATTACTTAATAGAGTGTAGGAAGTATAAATTCGTACAAAGCTGGTCCTCAGTCCATAAAGGTTTCGTAGATATAAAGCTGCCGGTAAATGAGTTCAGGATAAAGCATCGTATTCTGGAGGTGTACGATAGGTTTTATATATGCACTCAAAGTCCGGTAGCTACGAGTATTTACGCTTTTTACTGCGGCAGATGTGTTTCTGCCGGAGACCGCGAAGCCGTTTTAGTGGAAGTTACGTTAAATGGTATAGGCAGGCTCCATGAAGCCATCGAAGAGGTTAAAGAGGAACTGCTAATGATAAAAACTATTAAGCAGACTAAAAAAATAAGGCTGTATTGAAACACAAATGGATTTGGGAGCTTATAATATGGATACTCTTTATATTGCTCCTAGCCTTTTTACTTCCGCTTATTTATACTTATCTGGATTTAAAGTAACTTTAGCATGAAAACGGATATAATGAGAAGGGATGATAAAAAGGTTATAAGCACGTTTCCGGGCTTCCTTGATTTAAAGGTTGGAGATTATGTCGAATACCAAAGCAGCTTCTACGTGGTGGAGTTCAGAACATGGAGGGTAGAAGAAGCCACCTTCGTAATTGAAATAGTAAAATCTTAAAGTAACTTTAATATGCTAAATAATATTATAAAATGGGTAAAATCGCCGATAGGCATTATCCTAATCGTTCTACTTATATCTGGCATATTAAGCCCTATCAACGATTATAAGAGAGGCAACTTCTTCGCGTCGCTTAGTGCTTGTGCCTTCGAGGACCACCATTTAGCGTGCATCATTTTTATGTTGGCCAACATCGCCCTGCTTATCTGGGGCTTAGCTTTTGTAGTGATGGGCATAATAAATTACTTCAAAGATAAAAGGGATAAGAGAGACCGTTACAATGGTTAGTCTTATTTTATGCTTATCTTTTCTGGTATTGGGAAGTATAGCCAATGCTGTAATGGATATGATTTCGTTCCATTTCGATGAGAGCATATTCAGATTTAAGAACCGGATGTTTTGGAACCCAGCTATCAGCTGGGTAAACAAATGGAAGGACGGAGACCCGAACAAAGGCGAACGCTTTTGGGGCAGCTCGCGTTGGTTTGTCTCCTTGACCGACGCGTGGCATAGGTTTAAGTCCTTCCAGCTCTGGTCTTACGCAGCGGCAGTAGCTATTCTGATAGAAATACCCAAATGGCCAAAAGCGGCAAGCTTTATAATATCTCTGCTGATACTTAGATTTATAATGAGCAGCGTATTTGTTTTGTTCTTTAATGTTTTACTCGTTAAGCGGCGGAAAAAATGATAGATTTGCAGGTCAATATAAAGTTTATTTCTCCGTTCTCTGACAGCGAGAGGAAAGCTATAAAGGAAAAGATAGATGAAATCGCGGACAGAGGCTTTATAACTATGCACGAGCTTAAAGACTTGGTTCCCGGCTTTGAGCATAGAAAAATTAGTTTCTCCGGCTGGAAACGTGGAGAGAGCAAATCTTACGAAACATTGGTGTTAGTTTTAGAGAGTTGATGCCCAAAATCGGAATGGTCGGAGCCTACAGAGCTTGTTTGTTGTTGTTACTCGCAAATGAAAATGTAGTGGTTTATAGTTGCGAGGGTGGTTCAGAGGAAAGTTTGGAACTTGGTTCCTCTGGTGTTCGTAGGCCCGACCAGACCGATGGTATTGAAATAGCTTTACCCTCCTATAAGGAGTTCATAGATATAAAATATTACCCTAACCAAAAACAGGAATATGAACAAAGAATTAGAAACTACGGAAAGAGAAATTTACATAGAGGAAAATTACTTGCCAGTAAAGCCTTTAGCGGACCGCGTTATTGTCTTCCCAGAAGAAGCGGAAAGCGTTACAACCAGCGGCATTATAATTCCTGATACGGCCAAAGAGAAACCATTACGCGGCGTTGTAGTTGCCATCGGTGAGCAGTCCAAAATCGGAGACCATGTTAAGCAGACTGAACTTAAAATGGGAGATTTGGTTCTGTATAACAAATTTGCCGGAACGGAAGTAACCCTACTAGGAGACCCGAATACTTACCTGATTATGCGTGAAGCGGATATACTGCTTATCTTAGCTCATAAAGGTCAGGAAGATTGCTCTGAACCAGACGGCATGAACAATGACAGTCTCTAAAAGAACATTAGGCATATCAGAAGCCTCAGCTCTTCAAAGCGAAGAAGAGCTGAGGCTTTTGCGCATAGAAGAGGGCAAGCGTGTCGAGAGATTGATATGGCAGAAACGTCCTCTTGTATGGCTACGCGACAGACTGGGAGAGAAGCCGGAAGACTTCAAATGGAGCCTGAGACCGGAATATGAAAACCATACGTGGGATGGCGATAAGGACCCTCTGGCGCAGGCGTGGATGGAACTTGCGAAAGGAAACTGGGTGGGAGTAGAAGCAGCCACAGGTACTTCAAAAACGTACTGGCTGAGCCGTGTAGTTCTATGGTTCCTTGATGTTTACCAAGACAGTCTGGTAGTAACCTCAGCACCGAAAGAAGCCCAGTTAAAACTCCACTTATGGAGTGAATTGACCAAGGTATTCTACAAGTTCAGAAAGCTGCGTCCAGAAGCAACCATGCACAGTCTCAGGCTGCGGGTAGCAGGCGACCAGATAGAGCAGGACCCAGACCTTGCCGACTTTTCAGAAAGCTGGCAGGCGGTAGGATTTATCGCAGGTGTTGGCTCCGAAGAACAATCGGCTACCAAGGCTCAGGGTTTCCACAGAGAGAATATGCTCATCATTACTGAGGAAACGCCGGGGATGTCGAACGCGGTATTAACGGCGTTTAAAAATACCTCCATCGGTACGAACAACTTAATTCTGGCGGTAGGAAACCCAGATAGTGAGCTGGACCCGCTGCACCAGTTCTGTACGCTATCCAACGTTATGAACTTCCGAATATCAGCGTATGACTATCCGAACGTGGTAGCTGGAGCTGAGCAGTTGCCGGGAGCTGTAACATCGGCGAGTATCGAGCGAAGAAGAATTGAGTACGGCGAGGAAAGCCCGATGTACCAATCTCGTGTAAGAGGCATATCGCCTTCTCAGGGAGCAGATAGCTTAATAAAGCTGGAATGGTTCAACCAATGCGTAGGATTCGTTCCTGAGGACAATACAGGCTATAACGCAGTAGGAATTGACGTTGCTAATTCTGAGAACGGGGATAAAGCATCGCTGGCATGGTTCAAGAACTCCTGCCTGAGTTACGCTCAGGATTTCGCCTGCCCGAACGCCACGCATCTGGCATATAATGTGCTTTATGAGGACGATGTATTATACGCCAGAGCCTACCATAACTATTACACCAATAAGATACATGAGCTGGGCCTTACCGAAGACTTCATCGGCGTTGATGCCGTCGGCGTAGGAGTAGCCACTATCAATGCTTTTCTGGAGCATGGGTTTGAAGTACAGGCTTTACAGGGAACGTTCTGGCCGGAAGCCGTACCGCTGGACGACGAAGGAAAACCTTTATACCGATTTGCGAGCCTTAGGGCGCAGATGTATTGGGAGTTCCGAGAAGACCTGCGCCAGAAGAAAGTCGGCATCGCCATCGAAGACCAGTTCCTTTTGGACCGGATACGGCGGGAAGCCGCCATCCCTAAGTTTGTTCTGAAAGCATCTTACATTCAGGTAGAAGGCAAGGAAACTATCAAAGAGCGTATGGGCGGAAAATCCCCTAACTTACTTGATAGTATTGTATATGGTAACTGGGTACGGAAAGGCTATCGGGTGAAAGGCGGAGCCTTACCATTTATCGCTGCCGCAATTCGCAACTATTAAAGTAACTTTAAGGCCAGAAAAAATTTCTGGCTTTTTTCTTTTAATTAATTTGTAATTAACCCAAAATTTTGTATCTTTGTATTAATAATTAATAACTCACTAAGCGACAACAAAATGGATACCGAAATTAAGAAGTATTGTAATCTTATAGGCTACACGGACGTAGAGCCTTATGAAGTGGTAAAAGTAATTTCCCCTATTACTGTGGAAATCCGGTTAATGGACACGAAGCAGATAAAGTTTCCACAGGCTTTTACGCCGGGAGGCTTTGTAGGCCATTACGCTGACAACCACGCACAGGAGTATGAGTACACCAGCAACCCAGAAAACGGAGTGCTTAGAGTTAGGCTATGCAAAGACGGGTACTGGAAGTATAAAAGTATCAAGTTTAGAATGGCAGATGCTCCACACAAGTTTTATGACTATAACTTCTAAGGATAAGGCGATGCGTACTATAACAGAACATATCTTTACGATAAAGGAATTATCGGATAAGTCAAAGGAAAAGGCTTACAATAACTGGCTAAGTAATGAGCCGTACAGTTGGAACAACGAGAATAAAGACAGCTTAATAGCATTTTGTGAAATATTCCCTATAAAGATAAAGGATTGGAGCTATGGCGGTGGCAGGGACCATATTTCTGCGGAGTTCCAACATGACAGAGTAGCTTCTCACTTTTGTTATTATGAAGACTACGAGGAACTGAGCGGCCAGCGTTTAGCTACTTACATCTGGAATAATTACCGTAAAGAATTGTATATGGGCAGATATTATTCCAAAGGTGTAAAATACGATGGCAACGGTAAGAGAACGCTAAAGAACAGACGCAGCAAAATAATGCTGGTTGAGGATTGCGTTCTTACTGGTTATTCTATAGATAATGCTATATTGGAGCCTATTTATGCGTTCATGCGTAAGCCATACGATACAAATTTCCGTGGTCTGTTGGACAAATGCTTACAATCGTGGCTAAAGGCTTGTAGCGAAGATTACGAAAGCTCTACGAGTATGGAAGCCTTTGAAGAAGAGGCAGAGATTAATAATTGGGAGTTCTACGTGGACGGAACAATGTACTAAAATTAAAGTTACTTTAATATGGATACCAGAAAATTATCGGTAATACACTCACACCCTATTAAATCTGGCGCAGAGCCAGTAGAAATCCCTTCCAGCATTAGTTCTAAGGTCCTTGGTGTTACCACGGACCCTAGACGTTACTGGCCGGTAATAACGATTGCCGAGGACGTTAAGGAGTGCGAAAACAAGGAAACCAAGAACAGGGTATTCCACTTCCGGCCAGATGGAAGTCCTTTCGAGGATATGCACCGCTTCCACCATATCGGCAGCGTATTCGCTATGCTGTTTGCTCCGAAGATGGAGCTGGTACACGTTTTCGAAGAAATGCTGCCGATGGCCGTGGATAAGATTAAAATACTGCATCCCGGCGATGTTGTTTATCTTTCAAGGCCAGACCTTAGACAAAACAGGTTATACGGCTATATGTGGGGAAGAACCATGATTGTAAAGTATAAGGATAGGCCGGGGTACATCAACGTTCAGGTTGGTAGTGTTGATGAGGTAATACCAGACCATATTTTAACCAGAGAAAAACCTGAGGGATGGGACGCGTAATAAGATACGACTTGCATAAGCCAGCGCAGCCTTACCACTTCGATGGTATCAGAAACGGCGAGATAAGCAGAGTACATCCGTACGGCCACACAGAACAGATAGTGGAAGAGGGAGACCGTACAGTTCTGTATGTAACTGTAAATTGCCCTTTCTGCGATACTCCGGCGAGAGCTAATTCATGGGGTTTCCATCGCGGCGATGTGTATTGTCCTACTTGTGGCGCAAGGCATTGGCAATACCGAAGCTGTGTTCCGATACCGGACAAACCGCTTTCAGCTAAAACAAAACTTAAACAAGCATTAAACGGATTATAAAATGGAGAACCCGAATAAAAATATTACCCAAGAGGAATTGGAGATAAGGGGAGAAATCAGAGCGAAGGATATAGCTAACCTAAAAGCACGTTTAAAGGCGTATGGCTACTTCACAGACAACCTTTGGAGTACGGACGATGTAAAGGACCGTTTAAGGGAGTACGGCCTTGTATGCTCAGAGACGATGGCGCAAACCATACTGGCTAAATGTGTGGATTCTGATTATATCAAAGGAGAGATTAATGATATGATTGAGACTGAGGTAGGGCATCAATTCCCGAAATACAGTAAGCTGAAAAATTTAAGCGTAGATGAGGAAAATGAATAATGGAAGTAACAGAAACTAAGGTAGATGATTTTTTCTCGGCGTTAGACTTAATGTTCTACACGCCCAGACACGCAAGGATAGTTAAGAATTTTCTGGAAGGCGACCGTAAGAACTTGGAAGATATGCTGACCGAGTTAGGGGCGTGGGATGATGAAGATTTAGAAAAGGCGCAAAAATGGCTGGAGAAAAACCAATGGCTGAAAGACCTGAAATAAACATCCAACGCCATTTTGATATGGCATTGGAACGTAACGGTAACGAAGTCCTGAGCGATTACCGTAACTGGCCGTTTGATTACCATTTGCTCGAACACCAAGCAAATTGTAAAGAGACAGCTATCCAGTTATTAATGAAGGAAGCTATAAAGAACCAAGCGTACGAGTTACAGTATTATTTTAGGGAGCTAAGTACAAAATAGTTTTAAATAAATTTGTTTTATTTAAAATTTATAGCTATATTTGTGCTTATTCATTAAAGTTACTTTAACTCACTAAAACGACGTATATGGCACCAGAATTAAAAAAGCCGGTAAGAAAATTAAAGGTAGATTTATCGGCAGCAGACGAACCGAAAGAGCTAACCATGCGGGATATATCCCGCATGGTTTTTGAACTTCCGGAAGTACCGGAGCCGGTATCTTATCGGAAGCGTCAGGCCGGAGAGCCAGATGTTTCCAATCTTAAAGCCCAACAGTTAGCGGCGTTCTGCGACATGACAGCCTTTCTGGAAACTCCAGATAGCTCCATGTTCCTATTGAAAGGATATGCCGGAACTGGTAAGACTTTTACCATATCCAGAGTAATGGAGTGGGCCTTACGTTTCAAACGTACGTGGAATATTGCTGTAACCGCTCCGACCAATAAGGCGGTAAAAGTTCTTCTGGAGGCATCAGACTTCCAACACAGCGGATTAAAGTATTCTACTATCCACAGCCTATTAGGATTGAAGGAGCAGATTGATGCGTACGGCAAGCAGAATTTCGTACCGGATAAGAAGTATGCTCCAGCCATCGAGAAGTATCAGGTCCTTATTGTCGATGAGGTGTCGATGCTGAACGATGAGCTATTTATGATGCTTCTGGAGTATGCGAACCGTGGCCTAAAGATTATCTTTATGGGGGACCCTGCGCAGATACCGCCAGTAGGCAAACCAGACTGCATACCCTTCTGTGAGAAGGGCCAGAAGAAGTACGGCATACAGATAGCCGAACTCACCGAGATAGTGCGTCAGGCGGCAGATAATCCTATCATAGCCACTACCATGCGTATCCGTAATGCGTTGGCCAGACCTACTACCTTTCCTACGCTTAGCCACAGCCTGAATAAAGACGGAACTGGTGTTATAATGCTCCAGAAGGGGAACTCAGAACATAGCGAGTTCGTTGAAGAATATCTGGATAGATATTTCAATTCTGACAACTTCAAAGCCAATTCAGATTTTATGAAGGTTATTTGTTGGACCAATAAAGTGGTCAATAAAATGAATAGCTGGATTAGAGCCAAGGTTTATGGCCCAGAAGAAGCCAGAGCGCGTATCGTAATCGGCGAGAAGCTAATTGTGAATAAGCCTATTCTGGATGAGGAAGTTATTGTTTGGACTACCAACGATGAGTTCGAGGTAGTGGATTATAAAGAAAAATACGAAGATGTTAATAGTGGTCAGTTTAGTATTAAGTATTATGCTGCGGAAGTTAGGGGTCGTAGCAGCGAAGGGTTATCGAAAGCCAGCATCATCAAAATCGTACATGAAGATAGTTTAAGTACCTACAAGGATATTGTAGATGCTTTATATGAGAACGCCAAGGAGCAGCGGCAAGGAAGCTGGAAAGCATCGCTGGCATGGAAGGATTACTACGACTTCCAGACCAACTTCGCGGACGTTAATTATAACTATGCCATAACAGCTCATAAAGCACAAGGCAGCACGTACCAGAACGTTCTGGTATTGTGTCAGGACATTGATTCCAACAGGGATGTAATCGAACGTAACCGTATCAAATATACGGCCTGTTCCAGACCGAGCCATAGATTAGTGCTGGTGGTGTGAAAAAAATAATTTTAAAAATATTTTGTCAAAATTTGGTTTATTAAAAATATTTTACTACTTTTGTATAAGCTGAAAACGAGAACAGAAATAGCGAGTTCCTGTTCTCACAGGCAATCGGTTAGGTGAAAATGGCCATTGTCTTTAATTGGTTAAATGCTCCCGTTGGTGGTGCTTCGGGAGCATTTATTTTCACAAATTAAAGTAACTTTAATACTCAGAAGGAGTAATAATATAGATAAAAGGCGGTAGGCATACTTCTCCATTCGTATGCTTTTTAGGGGTTTTGTAGGAATGAAACGTTCCCCACGCCAAAAATACTGAGGCCAGCTGTTGAGGCGGGGTCTATCCCGATTGGTGGTGATGAAAAATCTAATCTCGTGAAGGAAGAAACCCGATGCAAGTAGGTAGCTGCGAATGGCAGGCTAGGGTACATAACCTGCCTACCTCAAAACATTGGGGAGCCAGAAAAGATAAGTGGCGTACTGTTTTTCTGGTGGCTGTGAACGCATACACGGCCTCCCCTACCCTTACAAGCGGTTAGCCGTTTTGTTTTAGTGAGGAAGCCTGCTGGGGCGTCGTTTCCCCGAAGGCACATAAGGCCAAGAGCGTCGTTTCTCTTGGCCTTTTTCATTTAAGGCTCTTCAAAATTATTTTACAAAATAATTTGTATTTAAACCAAAATTTTGTATCTTTGTATAAATAATTAATAACTCACTAAACGACAATTCTCATGGCATTATTACAATTAACTCCGGAAGTTTTAAAAGCAGCTAAATCTAAGAACGCTAAGTATTACGGCGTAAATTACGATGGCGCAACTGGTGTAGCTACATTTAGCGTCTCTGTTGAGATTAAGGCGTTCGGTCAGGAGAAATCAATACGAACAGAGTGCCCGGTAAAGCTTCGCGTAACAAATTACAGCAGCTTTATGAGTTTAACTGATAATAAGGTTATCGACAAGAGCCGTATTACTCGTATATACTTCGGGGATAGTTTATGGGGCGATTTAAACCATATAAAAACATTCTTCAAGGCTATCAAAAAAGACAGCGATGTTTGGTTCGAGGCAATTATCTTTAACAATAATGATAACTGGGCCAAGGCCGATTTCACCAATCATAAGCTATATGGTTATATAGGAGATAACCGTTACTTATTAGAAAGCTACGTTGGTCCGAATAATATGGCAAGCCCTGTTGCATATAACTAAAAATCCCTATATTGCTATGAACTTTACGGATAGCGAAATGAAAATTGTATTGGAGTTTAATCCGGTCCTACAATGCTTTGTAGGGCAAACGCCTGAGCAGCGCAAGGAAGTAATTTTCTCTTTAGGTC